TGCCCTGAGTTCTTTTTATTATTAAAGTACACTATAGCGTCAGTGATATTCTCACCAATGGTTTCATCTGCATAGATGATTTGATTACCAATAGTTCGAAGCACACTTAGCTCAATCATCTCTTCGAGTTCTGCACGTACATCAAGATTCTTATCTGTACTCATTTTAAGAAACATTGCAGGTTTCTCGCTTTTGATACTGTACAGTTGATTCTCTATCTCCATGTCTGTGAGAGTCTCTGGTCTTGCTCCTTTAGACAATACTCGCAATAGTCTGCGCATCTTATCCATGTCAGCAGAAATCTTGATAAACTCCTTATCTGCCTCTTTCTTAAGCTTAACCTCAACATTTCGTTTCAGCAAGTCTTTTTGTGGATCATATATATAGAACCGCTTTTGTCCGTCAGCTTTCATTACTTCTTCTGACTCTGCAACTTGTCTGTGTTTCAAACACCACTTGTAGGTTAGGTAATCCATTACATTCTCTGGGTTACCGTCTTCATCTACTGCAATGTTTAACTCCTTTCCTTCGAAAGGAATCTTTACACTCATGCTAGACCAGAAGTTCTTTTCTTCCTTTGGCCACTTTTCGTGTCCTGGAGGAACGTCTAAAATCTGCGCTAACAGTTTGTGTGATTCTTCACCTTCTACACCTCGTAAAGGCTGTCGCCCTACATAGATGCTTCCGATGCTAATTTTTGCTCCTGCTCTTACCTCTTTTGGTAAGAAATTAAGAGTCTCTTTTCTGCGTATGTATATTGTTCGCATGGTTTGATTGTTCTTTTAAGTTTAGAAAGAATAACTAAGCTGTTCTTTTATAAGAAGAATAACTTAATAGGGGTTTTTTGGTAAGCAGGGGGACCACTCGATAGCAGTCCCCCCTGTGCAAACCAAACACAAATTACGATGCCACACACTGGAGATCAAGCGAAGTATCGAATCTGCGGAGCAGGATACCAGCTGTCTTCAACATGTGTACAGATGCACCGTCTATGTCACTAGCGCGAGTGTCGGACTCAGCAAATCCCTTAGGGACAACTGAACCAGCAACAGCCCAACGCAACATTTCACGGCCTTTCTTATTAATCATCTGGAGGTTGTTTTCTCCATCATAAGAAGACTGGTCGACAAACGTCATTCTGTACGATTCCAATGGCAATCCAGATTCTGGGTGCTTAGCAGAAGCTTGAGCAACAGGACCGTGATCCATCAATGGTACCTTAACTACATTTACTCTATGACCATCAACGTGCTCATAAGAATTGAAGTAACCAGTGATACCTAAGCTACGTCCGCTACCTGTGATAAACTTAGACTCCGTAGTTTGGAGATAAGGGGTACCACCATAGTAGGCTTTCATTGCTTTATCAAACTCACGTGCTCCACCAACACCGGTGTACAAAGTCACCTGCTTATCAGTAGCGTCAGTCATTCCGTAGAACAAGTCACCAATTACATTCTCAATCTTCTGTTGAGTGAGAGTAGAGTAAGTGTCCTTGTTGATGATTTGCTCAAACAAACCTGGACCTGCAATTACAGGTTGTCCGTTCTCGTCAAGCATCTCATTTACACCATTGTCACCATATGTCTTCTGGCCATACCAGTAGTACATCTCACACTCTTCTTTAAACTTGAGCATGTGACGGTACTCTTCGTAGTCCATCCACAATTTAGTCTTAGAACCTTCACGAGTTGGAAGCTCAAATTGTGCAACATAATCCTTAGCATTACCAGACATGTGGTAAGACTTACGTACTGTTCCGATCTTAGAACGAACCAATCCGGGCGCTGCCCAGTTAGATGCATTTCCACGAGAGAAGTCTACACCTACTGATGCAAACAACATACCGAAGAGAGCGCCGTTTTTGACGTCATCAGCGGGCATGCTAGCTTGATCAGGAGATACGAGCTTCAATGTATACTCATATCCACCAGATACAGGCTTAGGCTGCTCCATAATACGAGCAAGTACACCAGACTGTGAAACCAAGGTATATGGGAAAATAAACCACTTGTCAGGGAATGTCAATTTGAACAATTGACCGCCTGCACCTTGAGCTGCAGCCAAAGCTGTTGCGTTAGACACGGGGCGTACATTCACTTCGTGAGTTTTTACACGGTACTCATACTCAAAACGGTCGATAGATTTAGTGTTACCTACGCCTTCCGTAAGGAAAGACAAAGGAAACTTCTTCTCTTCGCGTCCTGCGAGGTGAGTAATAATTGGAGACAACTCTTCTGGTTTCTCCATAAGTGCATTAACCAACGAGTTAGTGTCGGTCATCTGCTGATCATTGTAGTACGTTTTTAGTACTTGCGTTAAAGCCATAGTTTTAAATTTAAGTTAGTTTTTATTGTAGGATGCTTCCGAGATCTAAGTTGTCAAAGTCGACGTTTGTAGATCTGCGTTGTTGTTTGCGAGCGCTCTTTACTTTCTCTTCATTTGAAACAATCCTGTTTCTTAAATTCTGAGCAGCTTGAGTTTTCGCTTTCTTTTCGATTACACCACTAAGATCAAATCCGCTATATAGCATATAATCTATAGCCAACTTGACATCTGTCCCTGCTTCTTGATAGTCGAGGTCTCTTTGTGTTTCCCCGTTATCTCCAACAGATTCAGATATGTATTCAAAAAAGTTTGATTTCTCTCGGTCTGGTATACGAACTCCAGCAAACTCATTCCCCGATTCGATAGTATCAGCTACCTCACCCCAGAACTCTTGCTGTTGTTTTTGTTGTTGTTCATACTCTTCACGCTGCTGAGCCATCATTTGTTCTTGCTCTTCTTTTTGATAAGATGCAAGATGACCTTTAGCTTTTTCAGCGTTATTGTACAACTTTCCAGAATCCTCATACGTATCAATAGTGTCTTGTATGAATTCTGTATCGTGGCCTTTAGTTTGAAGAAATTGAGCCAATATTGCACGTTGCATATTAACGTCTCCTTCTTCTACTTGGATAGAGTTGTAATCTATCTGCTGGCCCTGTCTTTGAAAGAACTCACGGGATTCTCCTCCCGCTAGTACGTAGTCAAGATGTTGTTGCACTTCAGGGAACTGCTGGAATAGGCCTTCCAATTGTTCTTCTGCTGCGTTTTGCGTAACGTCTTTTACAAAGCTTGTAAGACCCTCTACAGAATCTTCATAGTCTCCGTCTAATTCGAACCCTAAAGTTTTTGCAACTTCAAAGGCTACGCTTCCGCTTTCTGCTTCAACATCTTCGTCTGCTTCATCTTCAATATAGTTTTGATCTTCTTGCTCATGTTGATATTCATCATCATCAGCGTCCTCATCACCCCTATCATCAGGTTCCGCAGATATTTCATCTGTTACTTCCTCAACTTCTTGAGGAGCTTTGTCTAGAACGTCTGTGGCGTCCTGTTCTACTTCGACTCCATCCCCTATGACATTGTCTAGGGTAAGAGAGTCTATGTTTAATTTGTCGTCTGGTTGCATGTTTACAAATTTAATTAGTTAGTTTGCTTGTTTCTTATAAAATTATTTTTTACAAAAAACCTTATAATATGTCACTTTCGTAGTTTAAAGTATTTCCGCATTGCTCCTCCATGTCGTCTTTCTTGTCGTTCAAAGTAGTTACGACGATCTTCTTGGAACATATAATTTCTTAAATCATCTTCTTGTAGACCCCGCATACTTTCTCTAAACTCTCTCCTTGCAGTTTGTTCGTCTGGACGTCTGTTATGTCCTCTATACCAAAGGCTTTCAATATCTGTTTGACCTGCGCCGTATGCTCTTCCAGGCGCAGGACCTTCAATAAGATCCCCCATAAATAACATGTCTTGCTGTTCTCTAGATAGAGTATCTGCTCTAGAGGTTCCATTACTTTCTCGTAGGTTAGATATAAAGCTTGGTGTTTCGAGCCCCATGTAATTAGCAATATCATCTACTCTATTTGCAGCAGTTAGTGTAGAAGGCTGGTCATACATATACATTCCTCTTCCTACTCCTTGTCCTCCTCTATTTGTAATCTGAACTGCATTTGGTTGCATTCTTTGGTGAGGCCCAGTTTCGTGGTATGCAATGGTGTCTCTCACTGCGTGAGGTTGTTGTATGTTTTGTCTGTGCTCAGATACTAAGTCTAGTGCAGTTAAGTTAAGAGTGTCTCCGAACTGATCAGGGCCGTACTCTCTTTCTATCCACTCTCGAGTATCTTGAAATCTTGGTACTTCGCGCACAGGAGGTGCCGTAGGTGTAGCTGTTTGAGCTGTATCAGGAGGGGTAGTAGGAAAAACTAATCCATCAGGTCCCTGCTGTGGAAAAGTGCCGCCTGACTGCATCTTTCTAGGTCCTCCATCTTGTCTTCTCCCGTTCCAACCTACTTTTACGTTAAAGTTGCGTTTTACTTTTCTTCCAAACCTTGTATTGTCTAGCAGCTTGTTGGTACCGTAGGTCAGTGCCCCTGTAACGATCCCATCTCTTACTCCTTGTTTAAGTATTGACTTGCCCTGTAGTGGGTTGTCTTCAAATCCTTGAACAAGTCTTCCTACAGGACGAGCATTAGTTTGCGAAGCAGAGAAATAGTCATGGTTCCTCCAATCTTTAAAATTTGGAGGATCGCCTTGAAATGGGTTTTCAGGACAATCACCTGTTAGACAGTACTCGTCATAGTCCATTCCAAGCAATGCTTGGTGAGCTCTGTCTTGTCCAGCTTTCCATTGAGCAAATGCATCTTTGTCAAGATTTCTATTTTTAGCAAGCGCAGATATTCCTCTTCCTACTGTGCTAGTAACAGCTGCCCCCGCTCCTACTTTCATAGCGGACTCTAAATCAGAACCTTTAAATCCACCTCTTTGTTTGCTTTCATGAGCGCTTGCTTTAAAAGTTTTTGCCCCAATTACCCCTTTCTCAAGATTGTGTGCTTTATGTGCTATTTTATGCCCAGTTTTAGCAAGGCGAGCTGCACCCGCTGCATTCCCTACAAACGGTATTGCACTGGCGGCACTAAGACCTGCTAATGCATACTGTTCTTTAGCTTTTGCTGTGTCCCCTACTGCAGTATTGTAAAGGCCCCGCGCGCCACTAATTCCAGCATTTGCTAAATCCGCTACTTCCCCAACTATAGGTAGTTGTCCTGCAATTGCTAAGTCCATGCCTAAAGCGTCTAAAGGCTTGTCTTTATGAAACTGGTAAGCATTGCTACCTGCAGTGCTTAACCTGTTCGACATATTTGTCTGGGCTTTATTTACACGAGTCTGTTCTCCCCTATTATTAAACTGACGCATTTGTGCGTCTGTGTACGACGTTAAGCGATCATTGTTTTGAGGACGAGACGCAACGGCTGCTGCTAACTCTGGGTTAAGGTTGTTATACTGTGCGTATTGTTCCATTCCAGAAATAACTCCTCCAGCCTGCATATTAGCAGGAGTCTCAATGACTGTACCACGTTGTGGTCCTGTTGGGAGATTCTGTACACCTGGGGGAACGTCATCGTATGACTTGACTAAGTGTCCCTGCTCATCGAACTTCTTGATATCGATTGGGGCCTTCATGCCCATCGTATTGAATGGAGTGTTAGGAGGGACATTAGGGAATGCCATACTTTGATTAACGTTCCCCGCTTGGTGCTCAGGTCTCAATCCTTGCTGTTGTTGTTGAGGTGTTTGTGCAACTTGCATTTGTTGCTGTTCAAACTCCCCAATTAGATCTACTCCTTGGTCATATGCCTTAAATACATCAAGTATAGAACCAGGAAACTGAGACTGTCTGTGTCTCGTCAATAACCCACGTCGAGTAACATTATCCATTACTCCCCATTAGGTTCTAGGTCACCTTCTTTAGATAACGCTTCACGTTTAAGATCTACTTCTTTCTGCTTAATGTCGTTGTCCATCATAATCTTCTGCAGGTCAATGTTCAAGCGATTAGCTTGGTCTTTTGCTTCTGCATTAATCAGGGCTATCTCAATATCTTTCTGCCTGTCACGATCTTTTTCTTGGGTCTCTTGCTGCATCTTAGCCTGCTCCATCTGCTGTTGCTGCTGCATTTGTTGTTGTTGAGCTTGCTGCTGAGCTTGCTCAAGTTCTTGCTGTGCGGCTTCTGCTTTACGTAGCTTGTCTTTGATACCAGAGAAGTTCTCAGTATCAAGCAACTCAAGTACTGCAGATGCAGGCATCCCGTTTTGAATCATTGCTTGTGAGAGCTCACGTGCTTGTCTAATGTTTTCCTGGTCTCTACCTGCATCAGATACAAAGATTCCGTACTCAGACTCCATGTGCCCAAGTGAATCAAGGTCTATAAACTGAGTAGTTGTGTCAGGCATTACATACATGCCTTTCTTTCCAGATATCCAAGCTTCTTTAGAGTAGTCCAGCATTCCTTGCAGCTCTCGTTGTTCGAATCGTGAGAACTTGCGGAATAAGTCTTCTGTAATGTGACTTGACTGTACAATGGCTTGTTGGGAAGAGCCTTTGCCTTCATGAGCTCCTATTGTTCCTTGTCGTTGTCTGTTTACTCCTGATATCTTTTCCCACTCCTGCATAGTATTCTCTAAGAGAAGTATGTACTGCTCTATTGTCTTAATAGACATGTCAAGCACAGATTGGTGTTGTGGTGATAGTTGGATACCCTCCTTGTTGTAGTCAACCCAAGCAATACCTGTGCCTTCTACGTAGTACATAAACTTATCCAGGTCCCATTTCTTTGGGATCATGTTGATATCAAACTGTGCTATGATGTCCTTAGACCGTGCAATAGCAAGTTCCATGCGGTACTTGAATATGTTGTAGTTAATCTGAAAAGGTATACCTAAACTAACTAGAGATACGTTATTAGAGTTAATGTCTGAGTACTTGAATCCATTTATTGGAAGCTTACACAGAGATGGGTTATCTAGTGATGTACGCTGGTTAGCGATTGGGGTCATCTTTACATAGAATCTACCATCAATCTTTGTTCCCTCCCACACCTCATTTACCCATTCCCAGTTGGTTTTAGCGCCCTGGGCTTTGAGTTCTGCTGGCATTTTGTACTCCTCATCTATCTCAAACTCTTCCGCTACGCCTGTTTGTGGATCTATGTATTCTACAAACCCAATACGTTTTCTGCTCTTCCAGTACACAGTAACTACCTCAACAAGTCTATTGCGGTATACGTTATCTCCGTTACCTGCTGCTTCTGACCTGTACAATAAGTATGTGTCTACTGATTGATTCTTAGGATCTTCTAGTTCTAGAACCTGCTGCTCTGTAAGAAAGTCCCCAAACTGATCTATGACTGTAGACGTGTGCGCGTATCTTCTAACAATTGCCCAGTCACCGTCCTCTACAAACTCTACATCTGGGTCTTTATCAAAGTCAATATCAATAGGATTAACTACGTCATAGAAAGGCTCTGAGCGTCTTACTCCTTTGTGGGAGTATGCTTCTCCAGAGATTAAGAAATGAAAGAACTGTTTTTGGAACTTATCATACATTTCTTGCTCATACATGATATAGTTTACAGCTGCCTGTCCTTTGATGGCTCTGTCATCTACATATGTACGCTCAAACTGTTCTGCTACTTGTTTAGGGAGAAGTGGCTTCTGTTCTTGTGCCTGCTGACTCTCTAGATCTTTAGGCTCTGCTATTTCTTTTAAGAACATAGCCTCCACGGTTTTGCGTAATTGCTCAACCTTAGCTTGTTCTTTGAGGCTAACACTGTCTGCGTTCTTTACAGTAACGCTGTAGTTTAATGGTCTTTTTGACTTCTCTCCTAGCAACAAGTCTATGATTGGCTTGATGATTGGGTAGTTCCGTAGCTTGGATGGGAAGTTTTCTCTGCTTTTACCGTACGGCTTTATAACATAGCGATAATCAGTCTCGTCTACCTCTCCGTTATAGTAATCATATAGGGCCTTAAGGTTGCTGCGTCTCTCGCTGAGTCCGAACTTAGATAGGTTAATGAAAGCATCAATGCATTCCTCTCTCCACTTCTTAGTCTTCTTCTTTAGCGGGAGTCTCTGCTGCGGTATTTTTGCTGCTCCGTACATCCTGTAAAAGTATAAAATTTAGTTATAATTTCGATCGAACCATTCGTTCTGAGACATGTCGTTAATGCTTTCAACGACCTCTTTATTATATAGCTCTCTAGTGTGATACATTCCCACCATAAAAGCCATGACTCGGTCAAAATTACCTTTGTGGTTAAATTTAATCAATTCTTGTAATAATCCAACATCATAAATGTCATGTAAATTTAATCTTACATTACCATCTTCATCTGTGCTTCGTGGCGATATTAACCAGTCTCTTATATATAGCTCTCCTTGACGCTTACGTTGCTCCGTCATATGCATACCATACTGCCGCTTAACGTTTCTCGATCGTAGCTCCCGCTTGTCTAGCATTTCAAACTCTTCTTGCAGTTTATGCAACTTGCGATATCGCTTAGCATATGCAATAAGTTCTCCTCTGTCATTCTCAAACCCAATCTTAGCATTGTAGTAATCTGCTAACATAAACAGGTTTCTGTTGTATTCGTCTTGTGTTTGCGGGCGTCCTACGTAACTAGCTACAATCATATCGTCTGGTTTAGATAGATTGTTGGGACGTTTAATTACATATGCTGCTCCTAAGGATTGGTTCGTTGTACTTTTACTCTGTGCATACGGGTCATGGCAGATAACGTAGAGATTGTGAGGAGTATTTCCTTCTTTAGTCTTAAACGGATTTTGATACACTACTACTCCCCCTGTTAAATCATCATCCTTTCTGTGTGGAAACTTGTTTATTGCTTTGACAGAGGGATCAGGTCTAAACTGTACACTCTCTCCTTTATAGTACAGCAATCCAGCAGTGCCCTCCTTTTCTAGGTTATGTGCTTTTACTCTATTGTATTGCTCCTTTAAGGAAGTAACATCAAAGATGTTTATTGTAGTCTGGAGTGTGGCTTCTTGTGGTGTAAAGGGGTGCTCAGCTATATACTGGTCTAGAGCCTTTGCATCATTTGCTTTCTTTTTATTAGTTCGAGCTTCTTCTTCAAACTCTTTTGCGTCCGCAATCATTGAGTTACCGTAGTCGTCCATAAAGCCGTCTAGGTTTTGGTATATGGGAACAAAGTACCCACATGAAGTTCCCATAGCTCCTGCATCCCATTCATTTTCAAATGATAAGCAGTTATACGCTTCTGGGTGGTAGAATAGCTCTTCCAATGACGCAAATCCGTGCCCTTCTTCACCCCCTGTACCAAATGCTATCATAGTTCCAAGTGTTTTAGAACCTTGTTTCATTGTAGGCATAGCAATCTCCCAGGCAGTTAGAAGTCCTGAAAATGATCCAGCTTCTTCAAAGAATATGAGCTCACCCGCTTTACCACGCACTTTGTGCGGATTGTCCTTAAGTGATACCCCGATTATTTGGGATTTCATACCAAGAGCTACGTCTGTTCCGTTAACTCTTTTCTTATACCCAGACTGTTTGTGCATCTCCTTGTCAGTAAGACGAGGCTGTGTCCATGCAGTGTTATCATCTATGAATGATATAAAATCCCAAGTTTTAGAAAGCAGTCCGTCCCCTGTTAGGTATTCTTTCTGTTCTGCAAATACAAAGTTCTTGGAGTTACGTAGAAAGAAGTAGTTACGTGCTAGCATACTTCCAGCTTTGTAGGAAAATCCCTTACGTCTAGCCTTAAGTACAGACATATGCTTGTTTTCTTTTCTACATGTGTCTACTGCGTGGTAGTATTTGTAGTCTCCATCGTAAAACGCTGGAAATGTGCGCTCTCTTCTTGCCTGGACGGTCCCATCTGGGAGAACTTCGTCTACTGCTCGGTCAATAGGGCAGTAATTAAGGTAAAAGTAGTGATAACCTGTAATTCTTACGCCGTCTACCTCGAATCCATACAAACATCTGCTTCTCTCTGTATCCCAAAACTCATAATACTCTTTTGTTCCCGCCAGTGCATCAGTATAGTAGCCAGACTTGAGGTATGTTCGGGCTGCTGGGGAGAAATTATGTGTGTTTTGGAATATCACTGCGAATACTTGTTAGTTACTACGCCTCCTCTGTTAGGATTGTCCTTTTGCTGTTGCTTTTTTACTAGATCTTCCAGCTCATCTAGACTTTGCACCACTTTTGCCATGTTAGACAGATTAGATATTAAATCTTTGGCGTGAAATATAGGCTTACCATTATCATCTGCTAGCGTCAAGTCAACATCCCTAAAGTACGCTTCAAGTTTGGTTACGGATTCTCTAGCAGCTTTGAGCAGCTTTACTGCTGATGTCTCTGACATCTCTTTGTACTTCTCTATTGCTGCTTTAATCTTCGGGGTAGACTTAACTTTTAACAGGTCCATGATGTGATTCCACCTATCTTCTTCCTCATACACTCCGTAAGGAGATCTGTGGTCCACAAAAAAATATACAGCAGAGAGCTCCTCAATCTTGAGCGATTTAAACTCAGATATCGTAAGCACATACGGTGAGGGTATAACCGTATTTCCGTCAGCTGTTATTAGGTTCTTCATTTAAGTATTTTAATCTTCCTTTTCTTACGTGAAACTTGCCTAGAAATGGGAGTCGCACTGACTCAAAGTTTCCTGCACGCATGACATCCGCTGCATACTTAAATTGAAAGTAAACAGCTTCTTCTACTTTGTGTAATGGCAAATTATGCTCACTAGCTAGTTTCTGAATTATTATTTTTTCCTTCATCCTCCCATCTATTATCGGGGCAGTTAGATGTTGCCCATTTTGCTTTTTCTTCTACTACACAACCACACATACCACAGCGTTGCTCTTCTAGATGAGGACAGCTAGTGCAGGTAGACAATCTAGTTTCATACGCTGTATCTGACACGTGTGGTGCTCCTTCTCTTGCGTATCGTATAACCTCATCTTTGAAGTTTATTAGCATTTGACGTACAGACAGCTTACCCATTTGTATAAAATATTTGCAGGTTAATGTTTTTCTGAGGCATTAATATCTGAGACAGTTTGTATCCGTCTTTTGTTTTTCTAATGGCCCCTTTGTCTTTTAACTTCTTTACGTAGTTGTTTAGAGTATTGTAATCTTTAATACCTAAACTATCTGCAACTACTCTCTTGTTATCTGTAGAGCATAGATTTATTGTATCCGACAGATCTATGAACTTTGACAATACTAGTAGCTCTTTGTCTGTAAGCTCTAGTATACCATTAAATACTTGTAGATACTTGAGTGTAGAATCTACTTCTATCTTAAGTGTTTTCATTGATTCGCACTTTAGCTTTCCCATCTACAATGTGTATTGTAGCTTGAGAAGACTGGTTGTTAAATTCATCCACGTATATCTGAATGTTTTCCCGCGTGCACAAGAAAGACAAAAAAACTTCAATCTCCTTAGCGGCTCGACTTAGTTTCTTCTGCATATCCTGAGTGTCTTTGCTTGAGCTTCGTAGCTCATCAAAGTCTTTTAGCGGGAGAGTGACTGTCCCGTTCATCAATTACGCGTTCTTTGGGATAACGCCTACAATCTGGAATTCATTAACACATGCATACTCTTTCTTGTCGAGATTTATGATAAGAGCTCCTGACTCTGGATGCACAAGAACTGTGTCTCCTTGTTTAACCATCACACAGTCTGGACCTGCTTCCAGGATCTCTACAATGTTAGTGCTTATGTTTTTTTGCGCATCGCCTAACAAGTGAATACCGGAGTCGGTTGTTTCTTGTCTAGGACTTCTAAATACTACCCAGTCTCGAGTAGGATTAAAATTCAATTTGGTTCCCATAATAGTTTGCTTTGCAGCAAATATAAAGGAAACTTATATAGTGTCAAAGTCTATATAAGAAATTTCTACTTTTTCACCCTTCTCAAGTACGTCTGCTACTTTTGTGTATATTCTTTTGTACGCTACACTAGAACTGCCCACAAACCCGTCGGACATTATGTTTTCCGTTTGCGTGTTCCCCAAGAGTAAGCACCCACTAGTATCATCATCATCATTACCGCAATGGATAAGAATATACTCAAAACCAGGTATATCGCGAACCCACAACATCCCTTTATGAATATCAGCAAACCTGTCAGAGTATCTAGAATTAAAGCCGCCCACAGTCCTAAGTGTGATTTCGTATGTCCCTGCTGGGATACGTGTTTCGTGCATGACTTTGTCATCTCTGTACTCATCCTCTAGCGTGTAACATAAAAATTCTCTTTTTGCGTCTGTGACTTCAAATAGCAGTCCAAGTGTACTGTCTTTTTGAGAGCTAAACCTTACAACTTCTAGCTGCATAGTTTTACGGTTATTTGGGTACCTTAAATTCATAGTAGTCACAAATATAGTTATATATTAGCTACGTGAAAAAAGTATTTCTCTTATTACTATTTATCCCGTTTGTAACTGGTGCTCAGTGCGATGTGGCTATTACGGGAGTCGACGTCAATACTTATGAGGTTACGGTCGAAGTAATTAATTCAGAAGGATGCGGTGCTCAGGGTTATAACGGCACAAACTCCGCAATCAATATGCTTATGATTGGGATACACGTTCCAGGATACGATATCCCGTGGGATCCAGATGCTGAAGGCCCTTGCGATATGTCTCCCACCTCCAACCATTTAGGTTGGACTTATGGTCCTAGCATTAACTCGATGCCAAACAACTGGGCAAACAGCTATGACATTGACATGCCTTTAGAGACTGGGGATGTAGTTGTCATGCAGCTGGATAACCCGTACGGTACAGACTGTGTTAACGACCCTTTTCTTACGGGGTCTATGAGCTGCTGTGCTCCTGACTACATAGACTATTGGCACAGCTTAGACGAGTGTGTAGAGTTTGTAGTATGGCAGATTAATTATTCTCAGACATACTATGCATCCGAAGGAGGTTGGGCAACTACTGGTGTTAATGGTGATGGTACTCCATGGGGCAGCACTCAAGCTTATCCCGATGTAGCTCCGGAAAATAACTCGGTGATAGTTTGTCCCCCTCCTCCTGCACCAGATGCTGAGATTATTAATGTAGTGATTACTACGGGCTGCATCGGGGATCAAGCGTTCTACAATATTGAATACGTTGTATATAATAATGGGGATGAGCCAATCACTGAGTATTGCATAGAGCTTTGGAATGAAGACTATTATGTTTGCTTTGACTCGGAGTTGTTTGGAGCGTACGAAATACCACCAGGAGAAGGGCAAACGTTTACTACTCCATTCTTTGAAATGGATGGTCCGGGAAGTTTGTTTGTTATCAGTGTCGATAGTGTAAACGATGAGATTATTACAGGGAATAATAATGAAACTGTTTGGCTACCAGAGATACCAGAGTGCCCAGTAGAGTGCGTACCTGATACAGTAGAGATATACACTACACTATATGAGTTTGATACGTTATATGTGGCGACGTACGATACCATTGTAGAGTATGTAGAGTTGCCTCAAGATACCCTTGTTCTGTTAGAGGTTGATACCCTGATAGAGTATGTCGAGTTGCCACCCGATACTGTAACAGTCTTGCAGCTAGACACGGTTTACATCCCGTGGGAGTATTACTTCTATGATACTATTTACGTAGATGTATTTGACACCATCTATGTCAATGTATTAGACACAGTTATTGTCACCGAGATAGACATAGAGTACGTTTATGTGACGGATACGTTAGAGATCCCCTTGGTTGATACTTTGTACATTACTCAAGTAGATACATTAATGCAGGAGGTTGTAGTGTATGAGTACATCTACCAAACCGATACTATCTACGACGTTGTTTACAATGACGTATTAGTCGACTGCAGTACTGGTCTCCCTTGTGAAAATGGGTTTACGGGCAATGACTGCCGATCAGTATTTGTACCCAATGCATTTTCCCCTAACAATGACGGAATCAACGATACATTCTATGCAGTGTCAGAGTCCTACACCTGCTGGTTAGATTGGAGCTTAGTAGTGTACAATCGTTGGGGCAATATAGTGTGGTCGACTGATGACCCCGAAGTACGTTGGGAGGGAGAGAGTTTATCGGATACGCACTATGCCGCAGATGGGGTATACGTATGGACTTTAACTGCAAGAGGATACTCTGGAGATGTTTTAAATCTCAACGGGAGCGTCACACTTTTTCGTTAAAAGTCGTTCAAGATTATCTCGTCAACCGCTTCTTGCACTTCATCTTCAGTGGCCTCCATTGTCATCATAATGTTGGCTTGAAATCGTGTTATCTCTTCACCTTCGTTAAATACGACAATGGTAGGAACAACTACAATCTTGTGCTTTTGCTGCAGGTCAGGGGAAGCGGCAATATCCACTCTCCCAGTCTCACAGTCATTTAATTTCTCTATCCAAGGAACAGCGTTTTGTTGATTAAAGTTAGCATTGAATTCTACTACGCACACCCCAGATGTGCAAATTTTAGCTTCTTCTGCAGGCGTGTTTACATACACGGCTGTTGAGAATAGCAGTAGGGATAATATAACAGAGAGTAAGGTTTTCATTTCTCATTTATTTAAGTTGATCTATTTTCTCCTCAATCCTCTTGATGTCTTGTTTTATTTCTGTGACATCTTCTTGAGTAGTCATAATAGTTTGACGTACTAGTTTGTCTTTCATGTCAAATTCCATACGTGTGATTTCAGGGGCTGTAGGCTCTGGTAGTTTTTTTGCCTCCTCAATATCTGCTTGCAGTACAAACCACATGCTTATCAATGCCCCCAATCCCGTAACCGCTAACCCAATTGTTTTAAGATCTAAAGTAATCTTAGTGTTCTCACTGATATGTTGTGCCATTATAGTAGTATGTAGTTTAACCCTATGGAGAAGTCGTGCCACTCTCTGTTCCAATATTTGTTGTATCTTCCTTCTGCAAACACCCCCAAGCTTTTGGTTATTTTAGAACCAAAGACTATTCCAGCTCCGGTGTCTACCCATTGATTCCCATTCACAAAGTTGTGGTATGAAAATTCATTGCCACTGTTTAAATGGAAGGGCATGATATTTCCCCAAGAGTGTATCCAAAAATCTTTTGTGTAGTGGTAGAAGTCAAACCCTACTACAGCAGAATGCATCCATATACTTGGGAGTTCTGCTCGCCTATCTGTTACATAGTTATCTAGCACTTCTGGGATTACTACTTGTTCCCATATTGCAGGATCGTTTGCCACCAGGTTCCCATTCTGATCAAAGAATTCTCCTGTATTAACATCTATGCTATATCCTTCTTGGATTGCAAGCGCTGTGTAGTGCAGCTGGTTGTTTGGGAGAACCCATTGTTGTAAGGGGTCGTAGCCGTAAGGCTCTGATATTCTTTGTACGACGCCAAGGTTTAAAGAAAACTTTTTCCCAATCTTAAGTCGTGCTCGTTGCGAAGACTCAAAGTATTTTACGTCTGCAAATCCATCTTGTAGGTACTCTGCTTTTGCTAACCACCAATTGTCTACATATCTAATAAAGTAATCTTGGTCTAGAAAATTCCGCCCCTGCTGCCTCCTCCAGTCCGCTTCCGCCAGGAACTCGAACCCGTCATATTTTCCAACGGTAGCAGCATCACCATAAGTTTTTTCTGTTCCGTTGTAGAATACGTTAGCTCTGTTCTCGTACCCAAACCTAGCTATTTTTCTAACCCCTAATGTAAGTGAGTAATCAAATGGAGTTTTAATTACACCTGTTTGTAGTGCTCCTGTAGAGACAGAGTAGGTTTCTTGATCAGAGACAGAATTGCCCCCGTTGACTGCTGCGTAGAAAGTAGCACGTCTAAGAACTTTTTTATAGAAGTCACTTTGTCCCCAGCTAATTGTAGGAACTAATAATAATAGTGCTATAATGTATCTCATTCTCTTACAATTGTTTGTTTGACAACTCGACCGTTGTATGTTACTACTACGATATACGCTCCCGCACTTGGGAGCTCTATTTGTGAATTACTTGTTGTTACAATCTTTTGGCCTATAGAATTGTACACAGTAGTTATGCTACCTTGTGGAGCTTGTACGTATATATCTCTTCTTGTTGGGTTTGGGTATATGTTTATTCTTTCAGAGAGCTCGGGTATGTTTGTCAATCCGTCTCCGCAATACCCATACATTTCTATACATACGTCATCCCAACTAGTTTCACAGCAGTAGGGGTCGACACTAATTACCCATGAGTAACACTGGTCATTCCCCCAGTATGGATCGCCTGGCTCTCCTATGCATCCTGCATCATATAAGCACTGCTCATTATCTGCAGTATTAGCATCTTCATTAAAGTTGTAGGCGTCAGTGTCCATGCACCCTTCTAGTACGTCAATACAACCGCCCCCATCAGCATTTGCTTCTTCGTCGTAGTTGATTGCTTCTGGATCAGTGCATCCGTAAATGAACTCTACGCAACTTCCATTATCTGTATTTGCTTCCTCGTTATAATTAAACTGTGTGGGATCGGTACACCCAAAGACAATGTCCTCACAGTCTCCACTATCTGTAGCAGTAGGGTCGTAATTAAATGCTGTAGCATCTATGCACCCAACTATTTCTAGCTCATCGCATACACCATCTCCGTCCGAATCTGTAACACATTGATTATCACAGTTATAGAATTCTATTGGGAGAGTGCACTCTGATTCGACGTTTGCTTCTGGGTTATAGTCACATGCATCAGGGTCAGTACACCCAACAATTGTTTCGATGCAGAAGTCTTGGCAGAATGGGACGCCTTCGTATTTAAATGGGAACTTCTTTATTGCGTCTGTCCAAGGATTACTTCCTGCTTCCATAAAGATTCCTGTAGGACTAGTAAAGAAAAACCCGCACTGTGCTGCAGTAGTTTCGGCGTTACCTCCTGTAAAGAACATTACTTCGATAGGCTCTCCTGAATACAGCGGGATAAAAAACTGCTCTTCCGTCCCGTCATTAGGACCCATTTGGAACGGGCCAAATATCTCGTCCCCTTGCACAACACCTAACCAGCTCCCAAACCATCCGTCACCCGCTCCGTCTGTTAATGTTAAAAGGGTCATACAAAACGGTTGCGTTTCTAAGGTGTTTGCATCTTCGTTAAAGTTAAATGCATCTGGGTCTGTACATCCTAGTATTACTTCTGTAGCACAAGACCCGTCATCTGTTTCTGCTAAGTGATTGTACTCTGTAAAGTTTGGATCGGTGCACCCTTGCACTACATTAAGCAGGCACTCTTCTACTGCGATTGGTTCGCTAGAAGCTGTTAAGTATTGTGTAGTATCTCCTATATAGTATAGCGTATCTTGACATAGCGTAGTTATAGAGATGTTCCCGTCGACTCCTCCGTAACAGCTGCCGCACATCCCATCCCCAAACGTGTCGTATACTTCTAGTACTAAGGTGTCTCCAACAGCTACGCAAACATCATGTGTAATTGGGAGACCAACGATACTATACTCGTCCTCGGACAATACCTCTACTCCGTTAGACTGCAGAGCCCAACTAATTTCACCTGCGTATGTGTCTGGGGTTACTGTTACAATGATGGTGGTTTCTCCGTCGGTACAAGGTTGAGGAGGATACAGACATGGGAGAGAGACGTTGGCCCAAGGATTATAGTTAGTAGCTGCTGCATCTGTACATCCAAAGATTGGGGGCGGGCAAGGGAATACTTCAAATGGGAGTATTAGTTCTGGACTATTGAAGTCGTATACTGCTGTATCTAATTGACACGCATTACTAAGGGCAAACCATCCTTCCCCAAATCCACAACAGATCCCGTCCCCAAAGCTGTCGTATATGATAAACTCGTAGTTACCTGGGGAGAGAAAGACAAGCTGTTCGTTGTATGAATTACTTGCGTAAGTGCTTGACTCTTCTATGACTTCGTTGTCTTGTACGATTACCCAACTGGTCTCGAGTGCGTATTGGTCTGTTTGAAGTTCTACAATTACCCAGCTCTGTCCCAGCACTATGCTTGGGAGGAGCAACATCAGTGCAAGTAGGGATCTCATCTTTTTGTTTTTTCGATCGTTCTTCCTGCAAAGTATGCACCGAACGAGGTGAGCATTAGTATCTGCAATAAATCGATGTAACTATCTTTGACGTTGAATGGCCAATTGTCCATACTGTCAAACACCATAGTTAGGCAGAACATTACCATTAAAGTAATCAGGGTGACGGGCCGTATTAGTTTGGCGAGTTTAATATCGCTCCCCATATCAGCCTTCCACCGTTCCGTTACGTTCTCTTGGAATCGCACCTCTGCATCTATCTTTGCCTGCGCCTCGGCAGGATCGATATTGGGCTCTTTATCTAAGAGGTTTTTTACAAGTCCTAATGCTCCTTGGTCAGGTAATAGGTCACCCACAGTACCAAGAACGCTAGGAGCCTTGTCTCTTAACCAGGCCCCTAACTTAGTGTCCTTAATCTTCTTGCTCATACGACTAGTTAGTTTGTCGTAAAAGTAATCAATTAAAACCAAACATAATTATCCCCCTTAGGTTTTTATTAAACGACACACTTCCACTCGGCGTATTGAGCCTGACGTCTGGGGGAATTACTTATTACCGTGTTCCCAGACCCGAGTTTTATAGTGTCACAATTTGCACAGCTATTGGGGACAACTTCACCGCTATGTTCACCTGTTATCTCAAGGCTGCAGCTATTAACCCAACTTCTGACCCCCTACTACTATCCCTCGGGGGTGATCTAGATTACTCTAGGCTGTTAACTTCCGCAGTTCTCACATGCCTCTGGATTGTCCACGTTGCATGTAATCTCTCCGGTCTCTATTTTCTTTGCAAGCTTTTCCGTTCTGCTCTTATCTAAGAAATCTACGTTGAAGTCGTCCTTTTCGTTTTCCATTGCTACTTAATTGGGACGGTAAAGATACGTCATAGTTCTTCACCTCCCTTGACCTCGGTACGCTTTTTTATAATTCTTTGATCGCTTGTGCACTGATGTCTTAGTCTTAGCGTGCACTCCAGGTCTTGAGACTGTACTCTCTTCCCTTTGATGTGATTGGATTTTTGCCATGCCCCAAAGCTATACAAAATTCTGGGTAAAAAAATTTTATCTGGGATTTTTTCGAGTGCGTTAACCTACACAATCAATGACCCCCGCTATGCATCGTCACCGGGGTATCCCCCCACAAAACTATATTACCATGTATCCATTAAAGAACTATCGCCTTAGTAAGGAAGGAACTTACCTTTGGCACCCAACTGTATTTGTACTTGACTCCAACGATAATGTTGTAGAGACGTCACCTCAGCCATTGGAGATTGCAACGAATCCTGTTACGCATGCTAGGTGGATGGAGCTAACGAAGGAAGCGTAAGCTTCCCTAATGTCTAGCCGCAGTAACAATTTACTGCAAGGGAGTGAGAGCACACACTAGTGTTCTCCTCCCACTTTCTCCCACTTTTCTCCACGTAATACTTTTGTTCACATACAATAGTATCACACACGGGTGTATTTCCAGCCCTCACTGTAGACGTACAGCGTAAAGTCTTGGACAGGCAGACCAGCCTTTGAAGCAACAGTTGTTTAGATGTTGTAGGTCAAACTAGTATGAATGGTTGAAGAGAGGTTCGATTCCTCTCCATACTTCTAATAGATTCAAATACATTTTTAATGATGAACAATTCTTTCCTCCCCACGATGGCAATAGCTGTCGTCACAGCCTGTTACTCTAGTGTCATGGGTTTACTCATTGGACTCAGTGAGCCACAGAACTACAACATTAACGAGAGTGCAGTAGCATGTATTGGCATCCTTGGGATGTTTGTTGTTGGTGGACTGTGGTTCGCACTGTATGTTGAACATGACACCAACCAAAACCTTGAGCAATCATGAACTGGGATTTACAAGGCGTCGAAGATACGCTAAAGATGCAAGATCAAATTCTTGCTGACAAGAACGAAGTTATTCGTGACTCTAGTTTCAGTAAGGATTTGCGTGACCTTGTAGCGTCTCGTAATGTATTGCTGACTCGAATAACTATGATGACTGAGATTCGTGATGAGATGTTAAAATGTAATGACATAGTAGATATGAACGATTACATCGGACAGAAAGCTCTTGTCTACACTCTCATTCAGAAATTAAAAGATATACCCAAATCCTAACGCTGCAGAGTTAGGTCACCGTGGCTACCCGTACAGTAGCGATAAGTTTGAATAGCATGGAACGATGTCTATTAACTTTGTTCGGTGCCAACAAAAAGGTGAGAATCCTTTTAACGCTTGGTATGTGCCGTGGCTCATGTCTATCTTACTGATAGCATTAGTGTCCTACAGAACATACTATACTGAGATTAGATTCTCACTAGCCTTACTTCGACTACGTGCACAACGTAGCTCAGCCCATTGTGGGTATAAGAAGGCGAGACTAAACACGTGCTTGTAACTTGGTATACAAGGCAAGCAGTAAGTGCACTTGCGAGTCATGCAGTATTCCCACAATAGGGTACTATAGGGTAGCTACCTATAGGCATGTGATAGTGTTGGTCTATAAACACATTAACGAATTAAAAAGCAGTCTTCACCGTTTGACGTTGTGCTAGTTAGGAATAGATAGCTCTATTCAAACCTAAGGATTAGCAGCTCTGAGAACAACGATGTACTATAAGTAGTACTGGTAGAAGATATAGTGCGGTGTTTCGCCGTGCTGCTTTAACATCAGGGGCAGTTCAACATCGGCCTCTTAAACCAAAGTAGAATAGACATTGTTGAGCGGATTGACGACCGCGAGTCACACAACCGGATCAAGTGACCGAGCGAGGATAAAGCTTAGATAACTGACCGTCTCGATGCATGGACGCATGCATTTAAATAACTATTAATAGGGTGAAGACCCAGGAAGTACAGGTCACCGTGCCTGCCGGTACTAGTAGTAAGCCTGACGAGGTAAGCTACGAAATATGAAGAGAACGGTTTAGCCACTGGGGTTCGATTCCCCCCTCTTCACAATTTTAACCTTTAACATATACCCACATGAAAGAGAGATTATTTCTACGAGCAATGCTCATTGTTGCGTGTGCTTTATTTATAGCATCCATAACAAGTTGCTCAAGCGCAGGCTACACCACTAGTACAACTAAGTGTGCTGCGTACAGTTTCACCAATTCAAATTGTAATGCGAATAAAGACATACAATATCAACAGGACCATATGGACTGTAGAGGACTTGAATGAATTTGCACATTATGCAACATCTTCTAAAAAAGACTTAACCAATCACTTGAAGAAGAACAAAGAGAAATACGAAGATGGACAGTTCATTGTCTGCAAGTATGACTCTATGAAAAGTCTAGTGCCGGACTCAGTTAAAACCATTAAAAGTTTTACATTAGAGTATAATTTAGAAAAATGGCACCCGAAGAATTTAATTCCGAGTTTTATCAAGACGTAAACTTAGCCTCAATTGTAGCTACTTATGAGTATGCAACACAATATGGTTTAGATGATCTCCGTGAAGGAGCAGCTGATACGTTTTGTCGTTTATACGCAGTACTTAATATCGAAGAGTTACATGCTCTTGGTATTACAACAAGCAATGGTGAATGGAGCGACCATTAACAGCTCCTACATTTAAATTCATTTACCTACATAACTATCATGGTAAACGCAATTAACTCAGGTTCTCTGGAGACCTTAACTCCAGGACAAACGCTACTCCTCGCGGCGCGCAAGGTCGAGGGTAACAAAACTCAGTTGGAGTTTGCTGAAATTCTTAATCAAGAAGATCGACCAGTCAATGCTCTTGGAATGTTCAACAAATCAGATGAACGATTCAATACGGGCGGAAAAGCCCGGCGTGCATGGATGAGTGTTGAAGCCCGAGACGCAGAAGTGCTGCTTGGTATCGACTTGGGAGGAGAGTACACCACCAACGAAATGGGTCATGTTGTTAAGCCTCTTAACATTTTGAACCCTGAGGTAGACGGACAACGTTTGCGTCCTCAAATCGTTGAGACAACTGAGGCTAGTGAGTGGCAAGCAGCCAACATCCACAAAGCTGCCAAGCGCAAAGGTAAAGATGGAGAGTTCATCACCCACAAGGGGATGTACATCTTCACTCAGTCTACCGTTGTGTTTGGGGAACCAAATAATGTGTTCCTTGACGCGGATGTTTCTGTTTCAAACGCAGGTATTCTTGCTAACGAAAACGTTAGTGTGAATACAGGAGAGATCTTCTCCTAAACTGCACAAGCTCGTTACACTGGCAGTGTAATGGGAGTTTCGCATAATGCGAGACCTTAGGACGGGAGGGGGACTATAACGGTTCCCCTCTTTTCTTTTCCGCCAAGAGAGGTTTTGACAATTTCCTCCTCTTGACTTGTTTCATGGTATGAACAGGTGACACGAATGGGCAGCTTGCGGAGGCTGTCCATTTATTTTCACCACAAAATTAAAAGCAATGGATAACACTAAACTAAAGGAGGCCTTGGAGCAAATTGAGAGGTTGAAAGAAATGGTTACAGAGATGGGTGGTAACCCTGAAATGTCATTACATGAGTCATTTATCAAAACAACATGTGCAGATAAGTGGCGCGTAGTCGTAAGAGAGAGTTCTAATATTTATAGGGGGCACAGGAGTGCGTCTTATAAAAACGTGTATATAATAAATGGTGACGGTTACAACGTTGCTCAAGTATACAGTGGTGGGTGTAAAGAACATACATTTTTTATAGCTCACTTAATAGCAGCTATTCCCGCACTTTTATGGACCATGCAATACGTTATAAAGTTTCCTAAATACTTAGGTAAAAGTTATAAGGGAGTTAAAATGACCACTGCGGTCTTTTACAAAAAAGTTTTAGGTAAACTAGTAGACGTGGTCGATAGATGTGACCCGCAAAACTATGAAATGAGTACTTCTAATTATGAAGGAAATCAAACATACAAAGCAAATCGCTACACGTTACAATATAAGCAAGACATTAAAGACACCGAACAGCTTATAAAACGTGGAGACATTAAAGTTCCTGTAAAATGGTAATCTTCAATCAAATTTTAAATCATGGGATGGATGAAACTAGTTGCAAGCATGCAACATAACAACACACTAACGTTGTTGAAAGCAGCCTTAGACAAGGCAATAAAATACAACTTAAAATACGTTCACTTTGACGGAGAGATTTTAACTACAGACAAAGCACGTGCTATCGTTACTTTGTTGGAAACTAAACAGAATGATCAAGTTCATAGGGAATCAGACACAATTACCGACGACGTCTCAGAATAATGAAATTCAACAAGGGACTATCGAAGAATGCAAAGAATATTGTGAGACCCGTAGCATTTTGGGGGTGGACACTGAAACTGAAGGCTTTGACTTCACGTGTAAGAAGATGATTATGTTTCAAATCGGTGACGAACATCAACAGTTCGTCATCGATACGAGACACATATCAATAGAGCCACTAAGAGAAATACTAGAGTCCAAACAAATTCAAAAGATATTTCATAATGCCAAGTTCGACTACAAATTTATCAAGCGGTGGGCAGGAATCTCTGTACAAAACGTATACGACACCTATCTCACAGAGAGAGTTTTACATTGTGGCAAACTCAATTTCGGTTACTCACTATCAAGATGTTGTGAAAGGTACATCGGTGTTACTTTGGACAAAGCGGAACGAAACAAGTTTGTCGGACTCCAAGGTCAGCCGTTCACGTACAATCAAATTACCTATGGTGCCAAAGACGTTGTTTATTTGGTTCAAATTTGGGAGAAACAAAACAAGCTACTGGATGAAAGTGATTTATTTCAAGTTGCTGATCTAGAAAACAAGGCAGTCATTGTATTCAGTGAAATTGAGTATGAAGGTTTAATTGTTGATAAAGACAAGTGGGTTGATCTAGCTAACGATAATTTAGAGTTAGCAAGCAATTTAGAGCTACAATTAGATAGAGAAGTGATTGAACACCCTAAGCTCAGTCCTCATTATCATGTTCCTATACAACAGGATATGTTCTTGCCAGCAGAAGAGCACAGGGTTACTAACATTAAGTGGAGTTCACCTGCACAGATGTTAAAATTGTTTCAATATCTAGTGCCTAAGCTTGGAGATGTCAATGGTAAGAACATAAACAAGTACAGATACAAGCATCCTATAATCAAAAGCTATATACGTTATAAAGAACTTAGCAAGTTGGCTAACGCTTACGGCAACAACTTCTTTAAGTATGTAAACTGCGATGGTAAGGTGCACACGAACTTCTCTCAGATACTGGATACTGGTCGAGTTAGCTCAAGTGAGCCTAACATGCAGCAGATTCCTGCTGATAACAAGTATCGTAACTGTTTTATCTGCCCTGAAGGGTGGTTATTTGTATCTAGTGACTACAGCTCACAGGAGTTAAACGTTATCGCATTCGGTAGCAAAGACCCTGTGTTCTTAGAAGCACTAGAAAAAGGTCAAGACTTGCACTCTGTATGTGCAGATCTTGTCTTTCAGGATGCATGGATAGATGCAGCTGAAGATGATTGCGCTTACATGCGTAATAAATCTAAATGCAACTGTCCTAAACACAAAGAGATGCGTACTAAAGTAAAAACTATCAACTTTGGTCTAGCCTATGGCATGGGACCACACAAGCTAAGTGACACACTTGGGATTTCTGTAAAAGATGCCTCAGAGCTTATTGATAAGTACTTCTCAGCGTTCCCAAACATCAAGAAATTTCTCGAGATGTTAGGACGTTTTGGTAAAATGAATGGCTATATTCGTACGTTCAAACCATTTAAGCGCAAACGTTTCTTTGATTACTGGGATGGCCCCAACACTCCTATGAAAGAGCTAGGTATGATTGAGCGTGCTAGCAAAAATACACCTATACAGGGTGCGTCTGCTGACATGACCAAGCTTGCTCTTATTAAGATCCACGATTACATACAAGACAACAAGTTGTCAGACAAAGTCAAGATTATTATGACTGTGCATGACCAGATTGACACTATATGTAAAGAGGACATAGCAGAAGAGTGGAAAGGACATATGACAAAGCTGATGGAAGATGCAGCTTTAACTATTGTAACTAATGGTCTGTTAAAAGCAGACACAAATATTTCGAAGACATGGGAAAAATAAATATTCGGTCTACGGTTCATCCTCCGTATCCGCTTGATTCTTTTAGTCAATGGTCAACCTGGATGATACAACGAAACAAAGATGAATGGAAAAAAAAGATGCGAGAGTCATACGGAAAAACAGATAAAGTTTAGTGAAGATATGTGTGTAGCAGCTTGGATGGGGATAATTGTAACTTTTATACTACTCTGGATATGGAACTAGTAAGCGCAGAATTTGAAGGAGACATAGGAGACTATGGCTTATCTATTGTTATGGAAGCTCGAGTAATTGCTGTAGACAATGGGATAGGGGATTACGAATTCTGGGGCACTAGAGGATATCACACAGATATTGTAAAAGAACTAGAGTCTTCCCCGTACATAGAAGAAGTAACATTGATTGATGAGGATGGTAATGACGTAGAAATTACGGAAGAAGAAAAAACTCTCATAGATCAATGGATTAAACAGAATAGTAGTGTAATCGAGGAAAAAATCCTTGAAGCAGCCACTATTGACTGCTAGGCTAAGTGGTGGAATTGGTAGACACGACAGACTTAAAATCTGTTGACCCGAAGGGTCGTACCGGTTCGAGTCCGGTCTTAGCTACATGCGCTTATAGCTCAGTTGGTTAGAGCATCCGACTCATAATCGGCAGGTCCTAGGTTCAAGTCCTAGTAGGCGCACTTACCTCGTCATTTATGACTGTTACAAGCAGCAGGTCACCGACACCTGTGAGGTATTAAGCTCCCGTAGCTCAACTGGATAGAGCAACAGCCTTCTAAGCTGTAGGTTGTGGGTTCAAGTCCCGCCGGGAGTACAAACACTTAAAACACAAACACATGATAAGAAAATGGAAACAATCTTAACAATAGTAGCGATAGTACTAATGTCTTTGACATGCGTGCTATTGACTTTAATGTTGATGAATTACATCATCGACGAATGGGCAGAAACCAAACACAACATTCAGAGAAAATGGAAAAAGAAGAATCCTTAACATCTCCTTGGGTGTATGCGGGACTAAAACACAGATCACGATTGTATGTGCTTAACGCACAAACAAGCAGTACTGCAGATCTTAATGGGGTACTAGAAGTTTGTACTATCGTATTTAGTGTTTCAAGAGATGATATTCTTGGTTCTTGCAGAAGACAAGAGTTTGCTATGGGCAGACACGCATTTGTAAAGCTAGCTAGAGATAGGACAAATGAATCCTACACTATGATAGCTGATTACTTAGGTAAAAGAAATCATGCAACTGCTGTTAACAGCTACAAAAGAGCAAGCGATTTAATTGATACATATCCTCTATTCCGAGATAGATATGAGATGTGTGTTAGATTACTGCAGAAAGCAGATACAATTAAGGAAGCGTATCAGCTAGAGAAAATTGCAAACAGAATTAACCTAGTTAGGAAATTTAAAGTTGACGATAATGACATCGAATACAAAAACAATGAAAAAAGTATTAAGTATAAAGAACCAGAAACAGCGTGAAGCACTTAATGCGTGGGCAAAAGCAGGTTGTAATGGTTCTATTATTGCTGGTACTGGCTTTGGGAAGTCCCGCTGTGGTGTACTTGCTACTAAATGGGCGTTAGAGAACGGTGGTAAAGCTATTGTTCTTGTACCTACTACTCAACTGCAGGATCAGTTTGCAGAAGAGTTTGACAAATGGGAAGCGGGGCATCTAGTGAACACAAAACAAGTAGAATTTGTGTGTTATCAGTCTGCGTACAAATTAAAGAACATGCACTATGATATTGTAGTGTGCGATGAGGTTCACTTAGGTATTAGTGAGCAGTATCGCAAGTTCTTTGATAATAACACATATGATAAGCTGCTGTGTATGACAGCTACTGTCCCTGAGGATGATGACTATCGTAATTATCTAATGCAACTAGCTCCTATACGGTATCACATCTCACTAGATGAGTGTGTAACCCTAGGCTTAGTTAGTCCTTACGAGATTGTGTGTGTTCCTTTGGAGTTAACCGAAGAAGACAGGTTGACGTATAAGAAAGCTAACAACTTGTTTGTACAAATGAAGTACAAGCTAGGTGGCTTTGACGTGTTTACACATGCAAAAGCAATCTTAGCTGGGACTAGAGAGGGAGACAAAGGTGCGGCAGCTCAGTACTTCAACGCTATACGCAAACGTAAAGCTGTTGTACAGCAATCTACTGTCAAGATTGAGAAAGCTAAAGAACTAATATCAAATCATACTGATGAGAAGATTCTTGTGTTTTCTGGAGTCAATACCTTTACTGATAAGATGGCAGAAGAATTAGGTGGCTTACCTTATCATTCAAAGTATACAAAGAAGGTACGAGAAGCTACACTTAGTCACTTTAGAGACGGCTCTAACAAGGTTTTGTGCAGTACACAGGCACTAAACCAAGGCTTTGATGTTCCTGATGCTTCTGTGGGCATTATTGCTGGTCTTACTAGCAAATCTTTACCCATGATACAACGTGTAGGTAGATTGCTGCGATTAAGTACACCTGATAAGATTGGGAAGATCTATATCATGTACATCAAAGACTCGCAGGAAGAAAAGTGGTTAAAAAATGCAGTTAAATCTTTAAACAATATAAAATGGCTTTAAAACATGTAAGTAAAACCGGTATAGACAGACACAACACATAATACTTTTCTTTATGATCGTAGAGATTAGTACAATAAGTCTCAAAGATTTTGGGATAACTGCTGATGAATATGTATATTTACAGTTATTACAAAGTGGTTCCCACGATGTCATAGACGATCTAGAGTTAGTTGTTAGGTTAGAAGTACTGCAAACCAAAGGCCTAGTTAAGCTGGGGGAGAGCACTGATCAACATATCGTAAGAGATAGATTTAGTTCTGCTAATTCTACTCCTTTCGATCAAATGTGGTCAGAGCTTCTCTCCCACTTTCCTCTTAAGGTGTATGCAAATGGGGGTATAAGACCCCTTCGAGCCAAAGACCCTAACGCCTCAACAAATAATAAAGCACGTAAGCAGTACAAAAAGTACATAGGCGAAAGCGTTGCTAAGCATAAGGAGGTAATAAGGTGTTTGGGTGTAGAGCTAAACCAGAGAAAGAAAGCTAACAACCTAGGTTATATGCAGATGCTCAGTACATGGGTTAATCAGCATTCGTGGGAGAAGTATCAAGACCTTACAGAATCTTTAGATAACAATGAGCGGCGCATCACAAGGGAACTCTAGTCTCCCAAAACTTTTCCATATATCAAAGACAGTAGAGAAATCTATCAAAGATGTCCACGATGGTATGGAAGGCAAAAGACAAGTATATCCTACGTCTTGGCCCCGACTTAACAGAAATCTTATGGGTGGTTTACAACCAGGCAAGATGTATGTTATTGCAGGTCGCCCAGGTGTAGGTAAATCAGCATTTTCTAATCAATTAATATTCGACATACTAGATGTAAACAAGACAAAACAAAACGATCTCGTAGTTATCTATTGGAGCTTTGAGATGCCTGGCGAACAACAAATTCTTCGTGCAGGTTCAAAAGACACAAAACTGCAAACGTTCGATCTTCTGTCAGTAGAGAAAACTCTATCTACAGAATCGTTTGAACGATATAAACAGGCCGTACAGAGATATAAGGAATATCCTATGTATTTCTGTAGTATCCCTCAGGACATGGCAATTATCAAAAAAGTCAACGAAGAAATGTTTTTACGACATCCTTCTAAAACTGTCATCAATTTGATTGACCATTCACGATTAGTGCTAGGTCGAGAGGATACGGAACTACAGAAACTAAATACAGTTTCTAAATCCTGCATGTGGATGCAGGCTAAAATGCAATCCATTACTATACTACTCTCACAACTGAATCGTAATATCGAGCAAGAGTACCGAGCCAAGCAGCAATATCAACCATTGCTTACTGACCTCTTCGGAGGTGATTCTATTGGCCAGGACTCTCATGTAGTCATGATGCTACAGCGACCGTACGATTTGTATGGTATTACTGATTCGTATTGTGGACAAGACCCTGTAGGGTTACTTGCTTGTCACGTAGAGAAGAATCGTGATGGGTTGTTAGGTATGATACCATTTCAAACAGATTTATCAACTTTTACAATTAATGAGCGAAGTAAAGATTAGTCTTCCGACACAGAAAACAAAAGCTGTGCGGAAGTCTCCTAAAAACTTTGTCTTGTATGGTCAACCAAAAGTAGGTAAGACAACTGCTCTAGCTCAGCTAGATAATTGCCTTATCATAGACTTGGAAGATGGTACAGACATGTTAGATGCTTTGAAAATCAAAGCTAAGAATCTCAAACATCTCAGTGAGATCGGGAGAGAAGTATTAAATCAAGGCAAACCTTATAAGTATATTGCTATTGATACAGTTACACAACTTGAAGTCTGGTGCGAACCAGAAGCCAAGAAGTTGTATCAGAACACGCCTATGGGCAAGAACTTTGACAAAGACAACAAAGGTTTGTCTGTGTTGACTTTACCTAACGGCGGTGGTTACATGTATCTACGCATAGCTTTCAAGAAGTGGCTTGAGCGGTTAAATACTCTCGCTGACCATGTAATACTGGTCGGTCACCTAAAGGAGGCAAAGATTGAGAAGAAAGGCAAAGAGGTCGCCTACAAAGACCTCGACTTGACAGGTAAGATTCGCAACATTACCTGCGCTAATGCAGATGCTATCGGCTATGTGTTCCGTGAGAATGATACTACTATGATTAGTTTCGACTCACTCGGTGACATTCAGGCTGGTAGCCGTTGCGATCACCTCAAAGGGCAAACGTTCCCCCTCGAATGGGACAAAATCTTTATTGACTAATTCAACTATTATGATTGAAGCAAACCAACAAACGGAGCACACCGTAGAAAAGCAAGAAACTCCAAAAGGAGAAGACCGTGTGATCAAAGTATCACAGATTATTATGGATTTGGATAACGGATTAGGTCGTCCACAAATCAAAGAGAAGTATAGCTTGACTGCTACTGAGCTAAAAGCCTTGTTCCAAGTGCCTGTGCTCAAGAAGCGTCGTCCAAAACGTGCTTTGACTAAGATTTCTTTTACTCTTGTCGATGATGTCACTCCTGATGAGGAAACAACGCATGATGAGAATCAGCTGCGTGTAGACACAGAGGCACAAAAAGTAGAAGATAATGTTTCTGAGAACGACTCAGAAGGTTTTGACACATTTGAAATTGTTAACTGATGGCTATTACCGCAAATAATTCAAACGAAGAAGTAGCAGGAGGCAGTGGCATTGCTATGTACGTAGGTATTGCGCCTATGCAGGTAGTCGCTGTTAATCCTACACTCAAAGAGCTCAACGATCTTGGTATTAATGCTAAGGTAGAGCCAGAGTATATAGGCGTGAACATTAACTCTGACACATTTAACAAGATAACCTTCTGGGTTAAGTGTATCGAGCCTGAGTTCTTGACTCGCTTTGATGTACTGGTTAAGCCAGAGCATCGTGTTGCTAAGTCAGGGAAACCACAGTGGTGTAATTCTGTCGGTCAGTTTGCATTTGCAGACCAAAAAGCGTCAGAAGCATATGACTGGTTCAAAGACACAGGTGTGCGTGAAGCTTACATTGGTGAGGAAACTCTGATGAGGTTTATACAAGCATATGCAAACGTAGCTAACGGAGATGAGTGTGCATTTGAGACTATGGATAAAATCATGGCAGGCGATGTAACTGAGATTCGTCAGCTTGTTAATGCACTTGCTGAGAACAGAGTTCGTCTCTTGCTTGGTGTCAAAGATGGTAAGTACCAGCAGGTATATACCAAACACTTTGGTAGACTCAAGCCTTTCCGTAAGGATCTGTTTGTCAAGCAGCTGAACGATGATTATGGTTCATTCAATGCAGAGTACAACTCTAGCTTAGAGCTGGAGAAGTATGTCCCTGGTTTGATTGCTCCTGATCCTGAGCCAGCAGTAGAGACAGCTGACAGTAATTGGTAAGAATAGACATCTAGATAATGGAGGGGACTTCGGTCCCCTTCTTTATTTTTGCAGGTTATGATTAAACACAGAAATAGTGACGATCATCTGCACACCGATGTAATTCTTGCTAAAGTATCAGAGTACGATATATTCAAACACTATTGTTCTAGCTTTAAGAAGCTTGGTGTTAAGTTTTGTAGTGACCTCAGGGAAGATAAAAGCCCTGGTGTTAGTATAGTTGAGTGGAAGAGCACCTTATTGTACAAGGATTTTGCTAATGAAGAACACACCTTTAATTGTTTTGGTTATGTGATGCATAAGTATAACCTTGACTTTGTAGGTGCTCTTCAACTTATTTCCCGAGACTTTGGTCTTGGACTAACTGCTACTGATGTAACACCTACAGCTCGTAAGTATACTTACACAAAAACCCCACTTAAAAAGTCTGTAATCCGCATAAAATCAAGAAGATGGCTTCCTGAGGATGCAGATTATTGGAAGAAGTTTTGTATTCCAAAGAGTTTATTGGTTAAATTTGACGTTCACCCGATAAAATACTTTTGGATTAATGAGACACGTTTTCACCCGCCTAGTATCAGCTATGCTTTCCGTTTTAACAGCGGTTATAAGGTTTATAGCCCGCATGAAAGTGACAATAAGTGGTATTCTAACGTGGGCCGAAACGTCATACAAGGGTATAGTCAACTGGCTAAAACTGGTGAAGTTGTATTTCTCACAAGCTCGCTCAAGGACGTCATGTGCTTGGAAGTGCTTGGCTACGCATCCATCGCGTTACAATCCGAAATGCAATTGCCAGAAGAAACCCTCGTACAAACGCTCAAGGAAAGGTTCAAAAAAGTAATCGTATTCTACGATAATGATTTTGGGTCAGAGCAGAATCCGGGGCAGGTAATGGCTTCTAAGATTTGTTCTAAGTTTGATTTAGCTAATATGTATGTTCCTGACATATATTGCAGCAAGGATATCTCTGATCTAATTAAAAATCGCGGTCTGGCTACAGCACAGCAATTAATTAAAGATGAGATATGGAAAGTGACAAACAACAGCGAATCGACAATATCTTACATAGATGTTCCATTCTAATGAGCAATCTTGGAATGAAAACAAAGGATGACGTAGGTAGTAGGGATAAAGCAAAACAAATAGAACGAAAGTGGCTTCAAGAAATAAAAGACATAGATCCAGAACAGTACAAAATGCTGGTACCCGATCTACAAGAGTAAGAAACGCACGCAGGAAAGAAGTTGACGGCATAAACTTTAGAAGTATGCTCGAAGTATTCTGCTACGAAAAGCTCAAAGAAAACGGTATTAGCTCAGAGTACGAAACTAAAAAGTTTGTTCTGTTTGACGGCATGCACTACAGTAATAGTAGGTATGAGGACAACGGAAAAACTGGATACAAGGATAAGAAATCTCATAAGGTTAGAGATATTACTTACACTCCTGACTTCCTTGACCCAAAAGGGAAATGGATTATAGAGTGTAAGGGATACGCTAACGAAAGGTTTCCCTTGAAATGGAAGATGTTTTTAAAGCTGCTAATGGAACAGGATGATCCTCCTGTATTATTCGTACCTCGAAATCAAAAGCAAGTATTGCAGACGATGGAGATGATTTTAGAACTGACGGCCCCTACTAAATAGGGGTCGTTTTTATTTACAACAATATGGAAGAATTTAAATTAGGGTTAGGGGTAGATCCTCCTGACCCTGGAGACCTTGTGGGCATAAGTTATGGGGGAGCTGGGATGATCTATCCCTCTGTATTTATAGAAAGCAAACGTGGAAATGGACATTTTATAGTTAAACATTTTGCTCTTAATTATTGGGGGTCTAAAGACCTGCCTGCGAACCCTACAATACAATGGCTTCGTAAAAACGCTGATCTTATTTATGGTGAGCGTGTACCAGATAGGATTATTCATGCTGATCCTAGGTGTTTATCAGAGACGGCTAAAGAAAAATATCATGTAATTAAATCACTTATAAAAAATGAGTATAAAAACTATTGGGCAACAGACTCAATCAAACACTAGTGGATTAGAAAAGATTATCAATAAAGGCGCTCAACGTCTTGTAATTGATGTCTTACAGTCTACTCAGTATTCTACCCCAATCCCTTCAACAATACGTGAGCTGGTAACAAATGCCTGCGATTCACAACGCGAGAAGGAGATTGCAGTAGAAATACTAACAGGTAAAGCAAAGGTGGAGGATTACTTCATCACCCGAGATGGGGAAGAGTATACGGATTCAAACTTCGATCCGTCGTATTATTCTCTTGAAAATCTTAATGTAATTCAAAACAATGTAAATGTTAAATACCGTGAGGATGATGCAGGTACAGGGTTTTGTGATACAGTTGAGATTATTGACTATGGCGTAGGCATTGGTAACAGGAGACTTGAAGGTATGTTGGAGCTAGGTTATTCTACCAAGCGAAATACCTCTGAGAACTTTGGTGCCTTTGGTCTAGGCAGCAAAATTGCATTGTCTACAGGTGTATCGCACTACACTATTGAGACTGTGCATAATAACAAGAAGTTCAAGATGAACTGCTACCCATACAAAACTGACTTTGTAATAAGTAAGTGGGATTGCGATGGGCATGTAGTTCTTAGTAATGGAGAGCATGCGTACTACAAGAAAACCACATCTACTAACTACACTAAGATTTCATTTGGATCTAAGAAGCACAATCGGTCAGCGTACAGAAACGCAATCAAAGAACAGCTTTCTTATATCTCTAATGTAGATTTCTCTATTGTGTATCTTAATGCTGATGGAACGGAGGTTGCATACAAGGAAGAGGTAAACAAAGAAGTTCTTGTAAACACGCCTTCTTGTATTGTAGCTGCTGGAAGCAGATGGTATTCAAAGCCTCACATTGTTATTGTCAAGAATCCTGGTGATTCTGTAGGCATTAACTATGGTAGCATTGATTTCCGTGAGCTTGAGATGGAGGACCTTTCAGGAAACATAGGCATCAAATGTCCTATGAAGCAATCGTATATAAATGATGATGGAAAAGAAATAGTATTGCAAGAAGGTGTAGACGTCACTCCTTCTCGTGAGAAAGTTATATGGAATGAATCGACAAAGGAATATGTGCAGAAAATGTTGGAGCAAGCTGCAGATGAAGCAGCAGATGTCATACAAGAAGCACTAAAAGAGGATGATTTTATACAATGGATTAAGCTGTGTACTAACATACTATACAAGAATCCGTCTGGGGAAGGACTAGGTGACGATCTAGTTGGCCTTAATCAGATAGCTCGTATGGTTGATACCTCGAAGATTAGACCTATGTTTAAGTCTTCTGGAATTAGATTTACTAATCCCAAGAAGATGTTTGCAGGGTACAGTGTTCGACAGATTCGACGTGTTGGTAATAGCATTGAACGGACTGAATTAAACGACTGGACATCGGCAGATATGTCTAGAGTCTATGTTGCAGATGAAGGTGGTGCAGTCAAAATAAATGATTTGTATCTGACTATTGGAGACTCTCGTAGTTTTATTCTTATTTCACCTAGAGGTACTGACTATCTCTCAGACGATATCGCACGCGAGACTCGTCCTGAGATAATTCAAAAACTCAAGGCAGAGAAGAATAAATACGAGCAGAACAAGCAGATCATAACATCTCTTTTGAATACGCAAACCTCATCTGTACATAGTTACTCTGATATAGAAGTGCCAGCAGATGCCCTAAGTACAATTCAAGATATAGAAGCTAGGGATATTACCCCAGAGCTTACACCTGCAGAACTTCGTAAACTCCAACAGAAGACTGTAGGTTACTCTTTGAGGAGGCCGTGGAATGATGACAAGTGGATATGGGACAAGGTAGAACCAACAATTGAAACAGTTGTAAATTCTAAAATTGAAACATACTACGGAACATCAGAAGACGGACCTAAGATAAAACTAGCGGCTGAAATGTTGCGCAGACGAGTCCCTAATTGGGGAGAAATTTCTAATCATATGGTCGGATCACAGTGGGAAAGAAGTCCTATGCTTTTTAGGGAAGCGGTTCCTTCTTCTGTTGACGGGTACTATAAGAAAGAGTTTCCTGATGTTATAAACAAGTACGAAACTAAAGCTCCGCAGCTTATCAGATTATCAGAGAGCAACTGTAAATACGCACGCAAGAACACAAACTGGAAGCACATTGATGACTTCTTCTTTACAATGAGTGAAGAAGGCGCTATCACTGCAAGTAAGTATCTTAAACCTGTCCTCACTTCTATATCTCTACGAGATAGAAAACAAGAGTGGTCATGGTTAGGAAACTTTACAGCTAAAAGTTTGCTCTCTCCTGCACATGCACTGTACAAAACTGTGCACAGGTATTTAGAGTTTTGCTATCCTATTAATCTTTGTAGCAGCGATTTAGAGGTAGATGAGTTTGTTCAATATCTTGTAAACTTTATACAGTATCAAGATATTTGTGATACTGATGATCTATCTTTGAAGCAAGAGAAGTCTCGTGAGTTTTTTGTTGTAGATGTCCCAAGCATCGATGCGTACGACAAAGAAATTGCAGAGGTCGGATCTGTTTTAGATGACTTGTCAGAGCATATTGGCAATTGGATGCTTCACTCTCGTGATACAGGCTATAGTAATGCGCAACACGATTCTATATATAATGTAGTATTTGCACACTACAACAAATTTGATATCGAAATCCCGGAAATCGAGGTACCCGGATTGAGATTTAACCTTACTCCTCGAAGTTAATTCCAAACATTAACAATGATAAATATAAACTTGATAGATGAGAACATCTCTATATCAATAGGTGAAGATTTTTACGTTATTCCGCACAACACTGCTACAATGAAGCGGTTAAGTGATTTAGCTGCTCAGGCTAATTTTGCAAAGACGTATGAAGACTACGAAGTTTATGTCCGAGAAATCTCAACTTTGATTGAGGAAAACGGAATAGATTCTGCAGCACTTATACAATCTAAATGTGATCATATTGTGCAAGATCCTCTGTCTAAGAGATTCTTCTTGACATATGGAGACGATAAGATTTCAGATATACCTATGCCTCAGTCTCTAGTTGATCGTATAATGGATTCGATTGACAAGAACATAGATTTCCTACCTGTTGTGAAATTGTGGACTCGTTTTCTACGTAATCCTTTCTTGAAGAAGAAGGGAGCTGCTTTTGCAGAAAGATTTGCTGACTTTGTAAACATGCGCTATGTGCATCCTGCAAATAAAGAAGTTTTTCTTGGGAAAGGTCTTGCCGAAGACGTAGCTACTGAACTGGCTACTGTGTATCAGATAAAGATTACTAATGAAGGTCTCTTGAACGGCTACAAAGTTAGCAGAGAGCTATTGCATAAGTATGATATTGAAACAGGAGAGAAAGTTGATCGCTACAAGCGCACTTTTAATGTTGATACTGGAGAGATAGAGTCAGAAGGACTCCCCCAGTACATCGAAGATCGTGTGTTTGAGCCTGCAGTTATGGGTACTAGAGGCGATGAGTTCTATTGTGGTGATAACAAAGGTCATCACATTAAAGTAGGACAAACACATTCTCTTGAATCTTGGGATCAGGTAAATACTGATGACAATTCAGTGTGTGTCCCCGGACTTCACATTGGTGGTTTGAAATATATTGCTTGGTATGCTGGTGAGATACACAATGTGTTTGTCGACCCTATGCATATTGGTGCGATACCTGATTCAAATGATGGAGCAATTCGTTGCCTGCAGTATTTTGTGCATTCTAGTTTAGCTGGTGTAAATGGTAGTATGTATCATTCTTCTACCTATGCATCTATGACAGACGCGCAGTGGGCTGTTCTTCGCTTAGAGATTATGACAGATAATCTTGAAAAGATACAAGAGCTTCAAGCAGAAGATAAACTTTTAGATGTAATGTAACATGAGTCAGCAAATTGAACGACTTCCTAAAGGAAAGGCCGTTTGTTTGATTGACGCAGACTCGTTGCTGTACTATGAGATGGGGAAGGAAACGTTGGAAGAGGCTATGGCTGGTCTTGACCAACGTGTTCTTCACATCCTAGAACAGTGCAATACTACTAAGTATGCGGGTTTTTTAACTCAAGGCAAGTGCTTTAGGTATGAGGTGGATGTTGAATACAAGGCTAAACGTAAAAAGTCTAACCGATCTGTGTTGTTTCCTTCTTTGAAGGAGTATGCACAGCAGAAGTGGGGCTTTACTTACGTGACTGAGCTGGAAGCTGATGATTTAGTCAGCTATTATTCATACAATCACGAAGAGAATACAATTATCTGTTCTCCTGACAAAGATGTTCTCAAACAATGTGTTGGGATGCATTATAATTATGGGAAAGCAGAGTTCACACACACGTCGCCTGATGAAGCTCTTAAGTTTCTATGGATACAAGCGTTGATGGGCGACAGCACAGATAATATAACAGGTATTCCAGGAGTAGGAGTAAAGACTGCTGAGAATTGGTTAAAGGATAGAACGAAAGACTTTGAGTCTTTTGCTATACGTAAGTATGTAGAGAAGTTCGGTATGATAAATGGTATCATGGAGTTCTTCAAAAACTTTAACCTTGTGTACCTACTAAAAACAGATGAGGATATGGCCAGGTATGGTCTTACTTTATCTGCTTTAGAGTGCATTGACATTTCTCAAAACGAGTTAGATATATGGGAAGATGAGTGATGCAAAGGGTCTTAATTTAACGCCTATTGATGGGCGTACTGTTCGTCTGAACCGTCCTGTAGATTTTAGAGAAGTTATGGTAGACAAAGATATAGTTAAGCTATATCGAGAGTCTGACGATCTAGCTGTTGTAGCTGGGACTTCTGTAGTTTACAGAAAAACGAAGCACAAAGTAAATATTATTAGTCGTGGTACACATGAAGGGAAACTTGTTTCCTATGATCTAAAGTGTGCTTTGCTTACTAGTTCTAGTACTTTTGCGCTTCCTTTTTTGGGCGGTAACAGAAAGTACATGTTGTGGGATTCATTATTTGTGAATGCTTTTATCTCTACACCTGAATATGATGAGTGCATTGCTCTTCTATACAGGTTCTCGGGGGAAGAGATATTTACAAAGTTTGAATCTGCAATGTGTGCTATGCCTACGTTTATCAAATTTGAAGATGTGGATAAACACCACGTGCTTTTCACTTTTGATGTTCCGAGTTCTGCGAAGAGCTCTTATGAGCAATTTAGAAACGGACAATATTCGAAGATTGATGATATATGGAAATTACTAATATTAGATTATCACGGATTTGACAGCAAAGGACAAACGGCGCAGATACTGTACAAAAGCTCAGAGCTTAGGAAAGAACTAGAGGAACGTCTAGACACAAACCTAGGAGACTCGGAGGTGCACAGCATCCCTAATATGACCTATGAGCGATTTAATAAAGAATACTATCAAACACATGCATCCACTATTTAAAGATGTGGACTATGGATGGGGGGAGTTGGAGCCCCTCATCAATAGCTCACAGTTCGATTTTACGGTAGAAGAGATAAAGACAAAAGGCAAAAAGATATATCCTAAACGAGAGGATTTGTTTAAGGCCTTTAGACTTTGTCCGCTAGAAAAGGTTAGAGTAGTGATACTCGGACAAGACCCATATCATAATGGTCAAGCAACTGGATTAGCTTTTGGGGTAGCACATAAACCTATCCCTCCTTCTTTGCGTATCATACACAAAGAGCTATGCGCACAGTTCGATCACAACCAACCAATCGAGGAGTTCGATCACACTCTAGAGCATTGGGCAAAACAAGGAGTTCTACTTCTTAATACTTGTCTAACTGTAGAAGAGAAAACTCCTGGAGCCCACGCTGGTATGTGGGATTGGTTTGTGAGAGAAGTGTTGCAAATGGTACAAGCGAAACGGAGACACACTATATTTGTTCTCTGGGGTAAGCACGCTCAGAAGTTTACTAAATTCATTAATGTCGCTACGATTTCATCTGCACATCCTGCAGCTGAGGTATACACAGGCGGTAAAGGTGGGTTCCACGGCAATGGACACTTCCTAGACTTAAATAGTCGAGTAGGTAACATTGACTGGTTTAAACTTCCAGAACCTGTATCCGAAGATGCACAAATTAAAATGTACGATCAAGATGTATGGCAATGACAAACTTAGGTTTTGGGAACAAGACTATAAAACAACAACTACTATGGATGTAATCAAATCAGATACCATTAAAGAAGCACACGATATTCTAGACAGCTTAAAGACTCTTCTTGCAAAGAAGAATGAAGCTTATGGAGACAGTGCTCTTTCTGATATCAATTTGTTTTGCAATCTATCGTCACTCCAATTGCTAGAAGGACAGATAGAACATAAGTTGCGTAGGCTTAAAAACCTAGGTGTTAACGGCGACACGGAAGATACTCTCATGGATCTCATGGGATATCTAACGTTGTTTATGGTAGCCGTTAACCGATCGAGAAAGTAAGGAAATTGGGGGTGGCGGCTTTCGCTGCCCCCTTTTTAGGGCCTTACTTTTTACTCGTTATCTCGTAGTACTTAGAAGCCTGTTCTGGGTCTACTGATTTGTACAAACCAGCAGCAATTGGGAATACATCTAAGAATTCTTTTGTCCATTTAAGATCTCCCTTCTGCATTCGACCTGCTCTCCGCTGATAGTACACATCCTCATCAGGGACTATACCAACAGAATTAAGCAGCAAGTCTTTAGTCGCGAAGGCTAAATCAATATTGTCCTCAATCAATTGACTAGCTGCTGTAGGATTCTTTGCCAGTCTAAATAATTCAGACGGATCTCTGAATGCATTAAGTTCTGTTCGCAGTCTATGTGCTTGGTAGATAGCAAAGTGTCCTGCAAAGTTATCGAACTCGTCGTCATCATCCATTGCAGCTCCTAACGCAGCAGTTATAAGACCTAGCATTGACAAATAGATTTGTTCGTGATAAGCTCTTATTAAATTTTGCCTCTGCAAATCTGACAAATCTTTTGAGAACGGATTCAGCTGACTAAATGCTCTTTTAAATTGAAGTTGTTTCCCAAATGAAAACGCACTACCCATTGCTCTTCCCACAGTTGTGTAGTATCCTTCTGTAATATCTCCTAGTTCTACATCAACGTGGTAGCCCCCAGTAGAGTGTCCAAATCTTTTACGATAGGCAGGCACTAAGAACTTTCTAAAAAGCATTAAAGGTCTAGTAGCGTTCTGACGCTCTAATAGCACCTTATCAATAGGACCTTTAAGCTGGTTAGTTCTTTTAGTAATCCCATTAAGCTTACTTGCAAAAGCTGCTAGCTCTTTCTTACCAAAGTTTGCAACCTCTGAGTTTACTACAAGTCTGCCTCTGCTGTTTACTTCCAGCACGTCCCACAAGTTGGCGTCTTTCCCACCTTTTGTTTTTACAACCTTACCGTTCTTATCCTTAAGAGTTCCTTCCAGGGATATAGCCAAAGCCACCATCTTCTCAGCCGTAGTCTGCCACTCCATTCCTCTTTGCGCTGCAAACGATGTCCCAAAATCTGCAGCCTTCTTAACTGCAGTTCCAGTTGTCTTTTCAAATGCTTGTGAATGCTCTTGCAAAGCATCAAACATCTCCAGCATTTTATTAAGCTTAGTTCCTTTATTGAACTTGGGGCTTAGTCCCTCTGAGGACATGCTTGCAAGTACTTTAAATCTTGCACGAGATAAATCTGATCTACTGTAGAATTGATTAGCCCAGCCTTCTTGGGCATTCATGGTGCTATCAATAATCAGCTGGTTGGTTGCTTGTAGCATGTTACCAGACAATCTTGCTAATGCTGTAAGAGAGGAAGCTTGCCCCACTAGCTTTGATACTGACAGCTTACCTAAGATTGTTTTCTTAGCATTTCCTTTTATAGACTCTCCATAGATTACGTTGTCGATGAAGCTTTCTAATGCTTTATATGTGTTTGACTCTTTACCTTTCTTTTTCAGCTCAAGGTTATATCCTAGCTTTTGTCCAGTACGATCAGAGAGATAATGTCCTGACTCCATCATAGTTAGGCTGCCTCTAGATGCAATAGCATCGTGCATTACGTTTACCATGCCCAGCATCTTAGCTTTAGCCTCGTAGCGGTTAGACATATCAGTAAACTTAACTATACTGTCTACTATGTTCTTAGACACTTTAGCTTCTTCTACTACGTTGGTGAAGTATCTAGGTATAAACTTCATTCGCTCACCACTAGCTTGTACTAGCTCCCCAAAGTCTGTATCAGTTTCTTGCAGGTAAAACGCATCGTTTATTACGTCAGTCACTGCTTCTCCTGGGTTGCCTTCTAGTCCTATATCCAACGCAGACTTTCTAACAGATGGAAGTATGTACGAAAAGTTGTCCCAAGAGTTTTGAGACATACCTCCCTTACCAAGCTTCTTCTGCTGTGTTTTATATATGTCTAGCAGCACATCATAAAACTCTTTTGCCTCTGCGGGCATAGAAGTAAACTTTGTGTTATTGTAGCTTTGGTTAGGTACAGTCAGGTTTCCAACTATTTGCATCCCATTCCTACCACGTCTGTATATTTTTTTTATCTCTAATTCTAACGCATGGTACTGGTAGCTTAACTCTTTTCCTGTTTCTTCTTTTCCGTCTTTAAATGCTTTGCTTCTTGCGTAATCTAAACTATCCCGCTCCCGTATCATCTGGTCAATAATGTCCTGGGCTCCCTGTATAGGTTCAGTGTTTTCAGCATACCATTTTGCGACAGCTGCATTGTACCTTCTCCCATCATCAGACTTAAAGAAATCATCTAAGTCGGCATTGTCTTTGGGATAGTTGTGTGCTTTTTTAGCAGCTTCAAATGCTTGAGTCTTTGCACTCTGAAACCGTTTCATGTCGTAGGGCTGCACAAAGGACAGGACCGGTACCATTTTAATTGTACCGTCTTCTTGTCTTCGTGCAATGTTTACAGTCTCAAACAAGTCTTCATAGAACTTGTCAGGCCTATCTTCTGATACACCTTTCCATTCTCTGAACTTTTTAAACGCAGGCTCTAACTGATACTTTGTGTCGATTGTTTTTTGGTGAGCGTCAAACAGTTCTGACTTTACAGCATTTGCAAACAGTTGAATGTTAGTTTCTGAATTGTATACTAACGGATCAGCGTACATAGAAAAGGACGAAGCATCTTGATGCGTCTCTCGTAACTCTCGTATGATAGCCTCTCTCCCAATTATCTGTTCTTTCAGCTGGATAACGTTCAGCTTCATTAACTTCTCTCTCCTCTCTTGTCCTGCCCCTATCTTAAGAGTGTCACGCATAATTTTAATTGCACGCGGATCTCTCCTCTTCAATCCTTCATAGGGAATGTTAAAGTCTTTCTTTGCTATTGCAGCTTCTAGCCTCTCTATGCTCGCGTTAAACTTTTGATTAACTTCCATTGGAGCATATTCCAGCAGGAGATCAGCCTGGATGGGTATAGCTATTTCTAAGTATCTGTCATTTAGCTCCTTCATGTCAGCTATTGACACTACAAGTTTGTCTAAGAGTTCATCTTTTGTCCCAGACTCATCTTGCATACGCACCAGTTTACTCTGGAGCTGGTTAATGACCGATAGATTTCTGTCTTCTGTGTAGAAAGCATCTAGGGTTTGCTTTAATGTAGATATCTTAGATAAGATTGCAGCTCTATCTGAGTTAGGCATAGTTTTGTACGCAACAGCGTACTCATCTTCAATCCTATCCATCGCTGTAGCAGCTCTTTTGCTTAGATTAAATACATAATCTATGTATTCATAGAAGTTGTCTACCTTTTCTTTTCCAGTCTTTACTTTCCTAAGCTTAGACTTCAACAACTCAAGTTCTCTTCTCCTACTTTTTATGGGCTCCGTTTCCTCAAGCCTGTTTAGTCTGTCTATCTGCAGCTGTAGGTTAGTAACGATCTTGTCTGTTAGATCGTCTACTTTTTCTTTCCTATCAAATGCTTCGCTGATCAAAGGGTCAACGGTTTCTTCTACTTCTTCTACTACCCTATCTACCCCTCTTGTGGTAGTAGATGAATTCTGAAGGTCACTTGTAGGATTTAGTAGCTCTAAAATGTTGTCATTTACAGAGATTTGTATGTCTCTCCCTACTGGAGTTTGCATTATTAGATCTCCTACAACTCCAAAAAACTCACGTGCCGTGTTATTTATGTTAGCTATGTCTTCTGTTACTCCATCTTGTTTTACAGCAAACAAAGCATTCCCATCTTTAAATACCATGTTACGAGAGAGCAGCATGTTTTCAATTTTGAAGCCTGCTCGCGCCCCACTAGGGTTGTCTTCAACATAATTAAAGACATCTGTAAGTAATGCGTTTTCTACTCCCCCAACTCTATAGCTACAGCTCATTATTTACAGTTTTTATCTAGGTTAGTCTGCGTAGTCGTAGTTTTTACCTCCCCATTAGGAGATGTTATTCCTACTTGAGAACTGGTTATCCCATTGCGGCTTGTCAAATTTACTTTTTTTACTTTACCCCCAGACGTTTTAACATTAACAATTTTCTGCCCATTAACAGCTGACCAGAAGCTAGTCCTAACTACTTCTCCTGCTGCATCTCGTAAGTTCAACTCTAGCAGGTTATTTGCAATTCCTAAACTATGTATCTTATAGTAGACTCCGTCTTTGTATTCGTACACAGACACTTTGTCTACTCCTTTCTTGTAGTTTGCCTTAGTAGCAAACCTTGGAAAGTTCTGCTCTGCGCTAGCTTTCCTCCCTACTAGAATTTTTCCTTCATCTTTAAATCCGCTAGGTACTCTACTTATTAGTGGTCTTCCACCTATAGTAGATGTACCATAGTTCTGTACAAAGTCAAACATAAAGTCACTAAAGTATCTTGGATCTTGCTTGGCTGTATGGAACTCTTCTCGCATGTACTCCATAAGGCTTTTGCCTGTAGCCTCATCTTTAATCTGCAAGAAGAAGTCAATTGGAACAGAGTTGTAATACGTACCGAACGAAGGAGCAAGTCCAGTGGTAACTACAGAGTTGATGACCAATCGCTTGGCTATATTCTGTATTCTTTTGTTTAACTTCTCGCTGTTTTCTTGTCCTTGTGTGTATATCTCTGGAGTGTACAGAAGCTTACCAAAGTCTTGTCTAACCTTCTCTCTCGCCTCTAACGTCATCTTCTCAGTATTTTCCATCGATATGCCCCACACTCTATTAGTGGGCTTATCATTCCCAATACCAGGAATTGCTCTGCTTAGCATCTCATTCACCTGCAACGTTGGAATCTCTTTTATAAGATTCTGTATCTGTGTATTCAAATTGTCGTTAGGGTTTAACAGCATGCTTTTAATGACATCCTTTCTCATGAACTGTGTCATAGGAGAGCCGTCTTTAGTAAGCAAGTGATAGAATAAGGCTCTGTCTGTAAATCTATGCTCTGCAGCTGTTAGCTTAGTTTTACCTGTAGCCTCTTTAAGGTCTGACTTAAATTGTTTTACAGATTCGGCTCCTCCTAAGAACAGCTGTGACGATACCTGCATTGATTCATCAATCATATTGTAGAAGGCACGCATAGTTCTGTATGCCTCTCCTTTGAGTATCTTCTCTACCTCACTGTACCCTACAATATTCTTGTCTCCTCCTCTTCTGTAGTTTTCAAGAGTGTCTAGATAAGCCATGACCTCACCAAGATCTCCCATGCTATCTAGGTTATCTACTGCAATTACCTCGTAGTATTCGGATAAGCTATTACCTGCAGAGTAGGCATTTGCAAAAGCTATAAATGCTTTCTTAGCAGCCTCACTTGTGCTATCATTAGCAGCAGTAATTGCTTTTAACTCTTCTGTATTTACGACGGGGGTTTCCAGATTTGGATCATTCTTAGATATCTGCCCGTACACCTTTTTAGAAATACCTAATTCCTGGAACACGGTTCCTACACCAGCTGAGCTGGTTCTACGTTTTTCTACAAACTGTCGTACAAGAGGTGTAGTGAGAAGTGCAACTACGTCAGCATCTTCAAATCCTATACTCTTTAAGTACACTGTTGCATTTAGGGTTTGCTCATTGTCATTCAACGCGGTGTGTATCAACTTAGAAGCGGCGTCGAGAGCTGCTGAAAGTCTTTCTACAATTCCATCTAACGTTCGTTCCTGTGTGAATGGGGATAGAATATTAATCTGATTCAACAACACACCATTAAGCATAAAGTGCTTAGATGAGTTGACCATAGTTCCTGTACTAATGTACTCGGAATTAGGATCATTATACTCTGCTGCTTGTGCTGCGATGTTCCACCCTGAGATAGCGTTAGCGTACCCACCTACTAGAGTAGCTGCACTTTTGTAGTTAGACTCCATCCGTATCTCAGTTAGAGGATTGTCAAAAGCCATTTCTTCTTCTCCTTCTTGGACCTCATCTGCTAAAGCATTTAGGGTATCCTGAGTAAGAGGTCTGAACAAATACGGGGCTGTCTTAGCATTAAGTAGTACTGCCTCTGATAAATTCAGCAAGTCATTTTTTCTCTTTGCTAGTTTAGATTTTGCATTCCTGTCTCGGAAGAGTCCAAACAGTTTGTCAATGTCAAAGTCACTACCAGTCTGCACTGTTATGTTACCTGCGACTACAACTGTTTTGCTGTACCCTTTTGGGAGAATGCCTGCTATTCTACTTGGGACATTTGAAGAGTAGTCTTGGTTTGGGATACGGTACATAATACCTGTATCTCCTACTTTTAGTCCTAATCTGTCTGCTACGTCTTGTGAGATAAGTACTTCTGAGTGTATTACATTTCCAGTTGACTCGTCAATATCTAGGTGTCTGAGCTCTCTTATTTCTCCATCAATCTCCCACTTACCTGGACCTGCAACTTGCACTAGCTCTCTTCCTGGGAGCTTGATCTGGTAGACATTAGACTTGAACAAAGAGTAAATTAAACTCTCGAACTCTCTTTGGTATACTGGGAAGTACAGAGGTACGTTGAAATCGTAGCGTCCTGTTTCCAAGTCTTCTACTAACCTAAGCTGCTTATCTAAGTTAGAATCAACTTGATTGTTCTTAAGCTTGTTATCATATATAACCTCACGTATTCTTTGCAGGAAGTTAAGACGTAACTCATTGTTGCTTGGATCTTCTTTTAACGCGGTCCACCCAAGTTCATCAAATAACTTTTTGCCCTGCATTTGTATGATCTCTTCATTGGCATTGTGATACTCGTTGAGTAACTGTTCCCCTGTAAGAGTGGTGCCGTCTGCTAAGGTATAGGTAGCTGTTTTATCTACCATTGTAGGAATGCCTTTACGAATCTGGCGATTCATCTTAGCAGTCATGTCCTCTTTGTCATTGATAATTTGAGGCATGTAAAGCTTAGAGCCGTCCATGTCTCTTGATTCTAACCCAGCAAACATCTGTTCTCCTAACTCTTGATTAACTTCAAAGAGCTGTCCTTTAAATGATTTCTTCGCAGACTCTGTGTTGATGATGTCAATAGGATCGTTAGGATTCATCATTCTATTGTACATAGCAGTTAACAACTCGTTACCCTGCACAAAGTCTTTTGTGAGTACAACATAGGAGTTCTTCTGCATATCTACGTTTAAGACTCCTTTATCTATTAGTCTCTCTTCTGCGTAAAACTTGTAAGCGGGAGTGTACTTTGCTTTCCATTCTCCTTTTCCTGCGATATACTCATTGAACCACTGCTCATCCTTAGCTGTCCACCTGCCCAGACCCTGCTCAATATTACGGAACATGTATGGAGATATAAATGCCTGCGCATCTGTGTGGTCAGCACCTCTGTTATCAGTTTTATACTGATCCGCTATATTCCTTGCTTTTTCAGCGGCCTCCTCTATACTGTAATTCAAGTTTTCGAAGTACTTGACGTACATTCTTTCTATGCGTCCAGCTATCTCATCATGGTAAGGATCAGAAATACGAATCTTCTGTATGCTTGCTTCCTTAATAATTTTAGGTATACCGTACGTAGGATCATGTACAACCTCTCCTTCCATCATTAGCTTATCACCTGGAGTATTGAGCAAGCCCATTCTTTTATAGAATGCTGTTGTGTCTTTAAATTGCATCACTCCTCCACGGAATGCTTGTGCCATTTCTATCCTAGCTACAAGGTCAGTAAGCATGTAAGCCTTCACCATCTCAGAGACACTTCCGTAGTTACTTTGACTTGCGTCTAGCCTCGAGTTCTTGGGTATTGACCAAGAGTTTTTCTCCTCGTCTAGTTTGAGAATGTTGTATTTAGCAAGTTCCTGCATAAACTCCTGTCCGTATTTTTGAAACACAGTTTCAGAATAGTTTTTTACTTGACTGTTAATTTCATCAAATACGTATTTATACTCTGGACCCTTTGGATACTTTAATGCGTCCTGAATAACTTGAGATAGTCTTCCCCCTTTTACTTCTACGTCTGTTATACCTGATAGATGGAAGCCGTTATTTACATTTTTTGCCAGAGCAGGATTAAGGCTTAGTCTTACTAAGTCTCGTAGAACAATATGAGTAAGCATAGCTTGTTCTCCCGATGCGGTCTTTGGGATACCTGCTTTTGTTATGCTTTTCTTAATAGGGTTACCAAAAGTGGGAACCTTTAAGAAATCTATTCTACCTCTTGTTTCCTGTACAGGGAGTGGTATGTAAGAGTATTTCTGTCCGTCGTTTAAGAACATGTTGAGTCGAAGAATCATAGAGTCTCTTTCCGACAACTTCTTATACTCTATATTTTGATCGTCCTGCGATTCATTCTGAACTACATCTAAGCTAAAGCTAGTAATGTCAAACTCTTTGCTTTCTAACAAGTACAAGAATAGCGCTCTACCTTTTTCCTTCTCCCCAATAGTCATTGCCAAAGAAGGGTCTTTCATCATAAGCTGGTACAGCTCTGAGTCCTTTCCCTTTCTCATATCCTGCAACGTATCACTAAACGTAGTTGGGAGGTTGTAAGGATAGATAGTCTTTCCTTTTCCGTTAACGTATGCGAGTGCTGTAGGGAGGGTAAACTCTGCGGCTATTTCTGCCAGAGCTTTAATGGTAGAACCTTCTGACTTAAAGAAGTTTACTGGAGTCTCTTTCAGTGTTGCCTTCTTTACTATGCCTCCTTCGGTTGTAAGATTAAGAGCTTTACTTATAACAGCGTTTATTAACTTGTTATATATGATTTGGGCTTCATCTTCCGGGTTACCCTCATGCTTCTTCAAGTAGCTTAACAATCTAGCCTCTGCTTCTGACTTAGTCCTAGCCATTCCTAGTGATGAGAACCACATAAGGTCATTAAGCGCAACTGCTTTTGCTTCTGTACTAGATGCTTTTTGGTATTGAGCTATAGCACTTTTAATGTGCTGCAATCTTGCTTTGCCTTCAATAACATTATTGTTAAACTTTAGCTTGCCTTTTGATTCTATAAATACTGCTCCTGGTCGAGTTACAATTTCAGTGGATACTGACTCTGCTTTCCAACTAGTAGCCCATCCTATTGCAGCACTTTTTCTATCAGAGTTGATCGTCTTAACGTTCATCGCCTCTTCTATCATCTCTTCCTTTACTATTCGGTGTTCCGAGTAAGTCTTTTTAAAGAACCTAGATAATGCTGCAGCATCTGCTGCCTGTACAGGACCTTTTAAAAAGTTTGCAATAGGTTGTAGTACTTCGAAGTTAGGAGCAGCTTCTATGATGTTACCTAAAATTTCTTCGTATGACTGTGATCCTACTGCAACTGCGAGTGAAGCTCGTATAGCTTCATCTACATTAACGTATGTAACAAAGCCTACAGAATTTTCTTTGGCATTTGTAATCTTAGAGAATAATCTTCTTACCTCTTCGCTAACAGTCTTTGTAGGATCTTGCTCAAAGTGAGAGATGTTGAAAATCTTATCGTAATTAGTTTCTTCTTTACTTGCCAATCCTTCGTCTTCTATTAAGTCTTTTCTGACTTGTGATTTAGCAAGTCCTACGGTGTAGCCGTATTTTTTCAAGTCCATTGCGACAGCGTCTCTCCACCCAAATTTGTCTACGTTTCCTAATTCGTCTTCTACGTTAATCCAATTGTTCCACACATTGAAGTATACACTTGCAGCTTTTTTGAGATCAGCACTGTTTGAGTTTCGTATAAAAGAAATGGGAATTGCCCCTTCAAGGATTGCATCTGTTGCAGGAATACCTGCTATAAATTTATATTTCTTGGCTGCTGCACCTCGTTCTTGTTTAGTTGTTGCTTTTGCAAATGCGTCAAGAGCCTCTTCGCTTACATATGTCCCATCAGGATTACTGATAGAGTGCTTAAGAAAAAATCTAGCAATTTCTCCCTTGTTGTTCTCACCTGTTCCTAGCAATTCTGTAACTAAAAGCTTTTTGTTTATACGGAAGTCTTCTAGCTCTTTGAAATGCTTTATAAAGACGGAGCTAACACTGTCTACTACTTCTTGTTGGAACTCAAAGTCTTGGTTAAAGGCGTCTACAAGTCTGTACGCTTCCTTGCCCTCAAATCTTTCAGCACTACGCTCAAACTTCTTAGGCATCTTGTTTGACTCTATAAGAGAGTAAAACTGTTGTATCTCTACTGTGTTGGTAAATAGAGCTTTAATAAAGTTAAACAGGTCTTGAAAGAACTTTTTGATCTTACCTGGGAGAGTTTCTTCTGTACCCTGTGCTGTAAACACATAGTCTCTAAACTCCTCAGCCATCATTTCTTCTAACTCAAGAGGTGTAGCATTTGGCAAGTTGTACTTTACTCGTGCTTCTTTGTACAGCGCTTCTCTTTGCTTATCTGTAAGCATTGTTCGAAAGCTATAGTGGAATGCCTCGTGGTATTCAGTACCTACTTCAGCGTTGTTCCACAAGTATACCCCAGCGTTCTTCATGTAACCATGAGCAACTGAACTGCCTACTCGTAGTGCAGCATCATAAAACTCTACAGGTATACCTCTCTTCTTTAGCCATGCTTCAGCCTCAGCTCTATCCATCTTAACTATAGGATCTTCTCCAGCTAATCGGAATGGGGCATCGTCCTCACTTACGTTATCATCTAACTTTGTATTTGCCTGGGCACGAATTGCTTGTACTACTTTAGGCCCTATGCTTTTTTCCCACTCAGCAGTATTTGATTTCTCTACAAAATAAATTGTGTCGTTATCGAAGTACTGAATTGCAGCTATCTTTCCTGTCTTTGGACCAAGAGCAACTTGTACGTCTTTTCCTTCTATGGTTATGCCTGGTTCAAAGATATATTTTTGAGTAAACTCAGGTTCTTTTTGTTCAAGTCCTGGTTCCTGTTGCGGTCCAGGCTCTTGGTTTTGTTGTTGTGCAGCTTTTCTACGTTGTGCTTCTGCTGCTTCTGCAAATGCGCGCTCTGTATTAGTTGGTGCTGCTTGTGGGGGAGTGTTAGGTTGATGAGGAGTTATTTTTACAGATTCTGCAGTTAGCTTCTTCCCTCCTACTCTTGTCTCAGCTACATCAAAGCTTAGGCCTATATCGTGATGTATAGATCCATTAACTTTAGCTATGTCTGTCCCTATGATTCCTGCAAACCCAGCTGCGGTGTCGTTTGGATTACGCTCATGCGTAGCACTAGCTAGCGCTTGGAATGCTGCAGGGTCGGTGTTCATATCCGCTATGTCAACCTGCCGTCTTTTATTAGCAATAAGCTTAGATAGCTCTGGGACAATGCTGTTTATAAATTTATCAGCTACATCGTTTTGCTTGAGTACTTGGAATCCAATTCCTTTAGTAATAACTCTTCCTTCTTCATCCTTAGTAACTTCTTGCACTAGATTTCCAAGGACATTTTTGTTTTTTCTAATGTCAGCAGCAGTCAAGGTCCCATTTACAAGACCTTCTAAAGTTTCACTATCAATAGATGCTATAAGAAATGCTCCTGGAACAGTAGTCTGTGTTGTAGGTATTGGTATACCCATACGTATGACACGTTTATTCGTCCCAGGTATATATCTGTCTTCTACTTGTAAGAATAGATTCTGTATTACATCAAATTCTCCTGGCTCTAACGTGTTAAGTCCGACAAGATCAACAAGCTCATTGTATGCTGCAGAGTCACTTGATTTTGACAGAAGCTCTAATGCTCTAGCTTGCTCTGCTTCATTAAGCTTTGCGGTTGAGACTACATGGGATCTCCATTCTCCGTTAGAGTTTTTAGCAAAGACTACAACTTGTCCGTATTTAAGTCCTTGTGCTTTTGTTCTTTGCACTGCAGTATCAAGGCTTGCTTGCTCTGCAGGAGATAACATTTGTGTGTTAGCAACTGTGATTCCTCTCGCGTTTGTACCGTCCTTATCATAGATAACAACTCCTATAGGTACGTTTCCAAAGGTTTCAAATACATTAAAGAAGAAAGGTACTTGCGTTCCGTCCTCTGCCGCCGCAACAGCATTGTTTCTGTTATTAAGTTGCTTCTGTGCTACTTTAACAGTTACTGCTTGTTCTTCTTGCTTACCTGCTTTCCAGTTCTCATAAACAGCACGACGCATAGCGCTATCATTAGATGCAAGAACACCTACAATACCTTTCCCAGGTACACGTACATATATAGGAATATGTGCTGCTTGATTAGAGTATTCAGTTTTGTTTCTGTTCTCTAACCACCAAGAATCTTCTATGACTTCAAGCTCTACAGTACTACCAGCTTTTACTTCTTCACTATCAAGTAAGTCTTTGCGGTCTATGACGGGTTTCCCGTCTACTGTTCTCTGCTCATCAAGGTTATTAGAAAAAGGCTGTCCCGTAGAACTAACAAAAACTTTACCGTCATCTGTTAATTCAAACTGTCCTTGTCCATCAGACCTAGTAAACAATGCATCTTCTTTTGTAGCTGAAGGTTCGTTAGTA